TGGGGGGTGCAGGGGGCATGACGGAAACGGCAGAAATTTTGGCAGGGGGCAGGGTAGTCTGACCCCCCCCCACCGACCGAGGGGGGTACTTTCGCAATCGGGGGTCGGTCGCAAATCGGCCGGAGAACCCATTACCCCTAGATATCTCGTATATTTTTTAGCCTAACCCCCTCACTTTCAGCGCTATGTCGTCATATGTCGTCTCATGTCGTTTTTATGTCGGCTAAAGTGTTGATTATCAATGATTATGTCGATATGTCGTTTTTTATCTTAGAGTATAGAAAAAAAAAATAAGAGAGAGAGAGAATAGAGAATATATATAAGAGTAGTAGGGAGAAAAAAATCGGTTTTTTGTCATGGAGTATATTTGTGCATGGTTCCATTTTGGTATTCAAAGGATGATCCGGGTGTGGTGATACACGTTCATGGCACGATTTTTGTGGTGCTTAAGGAGGATTGGATAGACGAGGATGACGCTCCGATGGACAGTCCGAGAAAAAAATACCCCACAGACGGTGATTTGTGGGTTTTACCCATTAACTTTGAGCCGATATGCATAAAGAATTGAATTTTGGAGCTGAAGCGAGACAAGGTCTGACTTCAGGAATCAAGAAAATGGCCGCAGCTGTCAAGAGTACGCTCGGTCCAGGCGGAAATACCGTCATTTTGGAGTCTAATCAGCATTCGCGGGGCCTGACGGTCACCAAGGATGGCGTAACTGTCGCGAAATCGATCGTTTTGAAGGATCCGGTCGAGAATATGGCCGTTCGGATCATGCGTGAGGCTGCCGAGAAGACCGCGTCGACTGCCGGTGACGGTACGACCACGGCGATCGTGATCGCTGAGGAGATGACGCTGGTTGGTATAGAGAAGGATGTGACTCTTTCGCAGTCCAAGGTGCTGAACCATTATGCCGATGAGGCCTGTGAGATCCTCACCGGGATTAGTCGGCCGGTGACCGGCGATGAGATCGACCATGTCGCGACGATTTCGGCCAACGGAGACCAAGTCATTGGTGGTCTCATTGCATCGGCCTACAAAGAGGTCGGTGAGAATGGGATCGTGTCGGTGGAGAAGAGTCAGACATCGTCGACCTATGTCGACACGACCAAGGGCGTCCGGTTCAAGAGGGGTTACAAGAGCAAGTCATTCGTGAATGACCAGCGCCGGGACGAGTGTATCATCGAGAACGCGCGCGTATTGGTCTCCGATGTGGATATCACCAATATTTTACAGATTGAGTCGGTGCTCAAGCCGGTCGTGAACAGTCACCAGCCTCTGGTGATCATCGCTGACTGCTCGGATGCCGTCGTGATGACACTGGCGATCAACGTCGTCAAGAATGGGCTAAAGTTCTGCGTCGTCTCTCCGCCGTCGTTCGGCTACCGAAGGGGCGAACTGATGGGTGACCTTGCTTTGTTGTTAGGGGCGAAGTATTTCAGTCAATCAACGGGGGACGACCTGAACTTAGCTACCATGGACGATCTTGGCTTCGCAAGCAAGATTGTGGTCGGCCGTGACGAGACGACCATCACCCGTGGTGATGAGAGGAACAAGGAGGCGATCGACAAGCTGATCTCGGAACTTCATGTGCAGATCGAGACCCTTCAGCGTGACGAGGAGCGCAGCTTCGTCCTGGAACGCATTGCCGGCCTGGCAGGGTCTATGTCGGTGATCTATGTGGGCGGTGAGACGGACATGGAGCAGAAGGAGTTGTACGATCGGGTCGACGACGCGGTCTGTGCGGTCCGGAGCGCGCTGTCCGAAGGCGTGCTGCCTGGTGGCGGCGTGGCATTGATGTATGTGGCCGAGGAGATGAAGAAGAAGCATAAGGGCCCGGCGTTCGACGCGTTCTACTCGGCGATCCGGGCGCCATACGAAACCATTCAGAAGAATGCCGGCGTTTCGCACAAGTACGACCCGAAGACACCAATGGAAGGCCTGAACATCCGGACCATGGAAAAGGGAAACATGGTCAACATGGGAGTCATTGACCCGACCAAAGTGACCAAAAACGCGCTCATTAGCGCAACGAGTGTAGCCGCCACCCTTCTAGGAACCAACGTAACGATCCATGAAAGCGATAAATAAGTTCATCGTCTGCGAACCGATCAATGAGGAGATCCGCACGGACTCTGGTCTCATGCTGTCCGAGAAGGACGCCGACAACATTCGGTACCGGATGGCCAAGGTCATCTCCCCGGGGAGCGAAGTCTCCGTCATTAAGGAGGGCGACGTGGTGTACTACGATCGGAGCGCTGGGTTCAAGATCATGATTCAGGATCTTCCGTACCTAGTGATCTCCGAGAGAGATGTCGTTGTCGTACTCTGACGTTCATATTCTCGATCATTCGCCGGTAGACCTTGTGTGAGTAGGGCACCTTCCGGGCAAAGATCTCGTTACTGTCGGGGTTTTCTGATATCTCTTCGCCTTCGAGCTTCTTGTAGATAATGGTGACCATAGCCTTGGCCGAAGGCGTTATGGCGAAGAGCTTTTTGGGCTTCTCCTGGACGACGCCGACAAAACCATTCTGGATGAGTCGTTCCATCCTGTTCCTGTCCCACTTAACGCAGGACTCGATCCCATCGAACATTTCCCTGGAGAAGTACTTCTCAGAGTAGATGAGCAGCAGGATGTCAAGGTCTTGCTCTTGGATGTTCCATTTAACTTTGGCCCAGTAGCGAACTACGCGCCAGTACTTTAGGTAGTCTTTCATTGTTCCGCAAAATTATGCTATTTTTGCTGTGTGAAAGACGCCTGTTACAAAAAGGTCAAAGCTCAGTACGATGTATTCCCATCCGCCCGGGCTAGCCAGGCCATTGCCAAGTGCCGGAAGGCATCTGGGTCTGTTCGCAAGACTGAGAAAGGAACTGAATTAAAACGATGGGAGAAAGAGAAGTGGGTCGACCAGAAGACCGGCCGCGCCTGTGGAGCTGGTGGGAAGAACGAGTACTGCCGGCCGAGCAAGCGTGTGTCGGACAAGACCCCCAAGACGAGCTCCGAGATAGGCCGCTCTACCCTTCGGAAAAAGATCCAGGAGAAAGAGCGCGTGGGAATGGGTAAACGCGTAAAGCCGGTATGATGAAAAACAAATACCAAAAAGAAGGAAATCAAAGCTGCGTAACAGCGGGTGGGTGTAGTAAGCCAAAGCCCCCCAGGCTTAAGCCAGAAGTGGAAAGATCAGTTGCTGCGTCGATTAACCGGTCGGCAAGAAGCGAATCTGAGCGAAGGAATATGTACGAAAGAGCCGGAATACAGTATCAATCTGTATCAGCATCAACGAGACCGGCAAGGACATTTGATATTCCCGCAAAAAAGACTGAACCAAAAAAAGTAATTAAAAAAAAGCCACAGGAAGAAACAATATCAAAGCCGGACACGACCTATAAGTATTACAAAAGGTCGAGTGGAGAAAAAGCTTTTCAAGAAAAAAACCTTAAAGCGACGTCAAGTACTCAGTTAACGTCCCCGAATGTATTTAATAAAGGAGGAAAAATGCCACTAAAGAAAGCATCAGGTAAGGGCAAGGCCGCCGTTCAGAAGGCGGTATCTACCAACATCGCCGAGCTGACCCGGGCGAACCGGGAGAAACCAGCCGGCAAGAAGCGCAGCAAGGAGCAGATTGCTGCCATTGCCTATTCAGCAGCGAGGAAAAAATAATGCTACCTTTGAGCCAATGAAAAGAGTCGACAAAGAGTCCATGCCATGCAACAAGCCCCGGCCGTCAACAAGTCCGGGGAAGAAACGTATGGTCAAGGCTTGCGAGGGTGGTCAAGAAAAAATCATCCATTACGGAGCGGATGGCTATGGTCACAATTACAGCCCTGCTGCTCGAAAGTCATTCAAGGCGCGTCACAAGTGCGCTACAGCCGACAGCAAATTAACGGCCCGGCATTGGTCCTGCAAAGACTTGTGGGCCGGTAAGGGCGGAAGCACGAAGCCGTCTCCAAAGGGAAGGAAGGGCAAGTACTGATGGGAACCTGTTCGAAGGGGTGCAAGTGCACCTCATGCAAAGGTGGGAAGTCACGCTCCGCAAAGTATTATGCAGCCAACCCAGAGGCACGCAAGAAAAAAACCGAGTACGATACCAAGTATCATTCCACTCCAGAACGACGTAAGTACCGCGCGGAGCTCGTCCAGAAGAACAGAGAGATGGGTAAGAAGGGCGATGGGCTTGATGTGTCTCATCAGAAGGGCGGAAAGTTTATCTTAGAAAAAGCATCCAAAAATAGAGCAAGAAAATGAAAGAGTTTCTAATGGACCTCGGGTTCAATATTGGCCTAGCCCTATCGGGCCTATTGGGCAGCCTGGTAACGATTTGGCGTTCGAAGAAGAAGATGAACGTCAAGGAGCAGGCTTTGTCAATGATCGCCGGTACGCTATCGGCCAATTACCTGACCCCATTGGTCATAAGCTTTATGGACCTTAAGGACAACACCCAGTTTGGTGTGGCCTTTGTGGTTGGATTCGGAGGACTTAAAGCAGTTGAGTATGTCTACGAAAAATACTTCACAAAGCAAGGATAAGGGCTTTGGTGATACGCTGGCCCGTATTTTTACAGTCACCGGTGTCAAAGCCGTTGTGGAAGCTGTTGCCGGAAGCGACTGCGGTTGCCAAGAAAGACAAGAAGCATTAAACGAACTAATACCCTATAAAAAAGACTAAACATGGCACTAGAACAAGTATCGACTTACATTTTTACTCCATCAATAACGCCATCAGGAGGCCAGCAGTATGCTGCTACTTTAGCTATTCCTGGCCGGTGGAATATTGGGCAAATCCGGCGAATTGTTAATGCTACAAGGAACAAGTTGATGTATAGCGATGAGAATGAAAAGCTCATTGGTACAATTGCATTTAGCACATACAACCAAACGGTTCCAACCGGAATGCCAAGCACCCTTGTGCAAAAAGCTGGTGGTGTAACTACGTTTAATTTACTTATGGACACGTCGTATATGGCAGCGTCGGATGTCCTTGAGATTTTAGTTCAAAAGAAAGAGCAGATTATCCGACCATTTGACTTTGGAACGGATGCCATTGAGCGCATCCGGGTATCTGACCCCAAGTCAATGATTGACGCTGACTTTGAGTATGGCTTGCAGCCTACCAAATGGGCGTCTTATGGCTTGAACCGGTACTTCCCATCAATTCTTGAGCTTCAGAGTAATGACCTTGTTGTGACGGCTATTACTGCTGACGGAACAACCACATCGTCAACAAACTCTTTGATTACAGTTACAACCTCTGTCCCACATAGTATTGTTGCCGGAAGCCCTATTCACGTTGCCGGAACAAGTCAAACTGTTGCCCTTGGCGCTGGCGGTGCAGATGGCGGATTTATAGTTGAAACGCTTGTTAACTCAACCCAGTTTACATACAGGGCTAAAACAACCGTAACATCGGGCTCGATTTTAGCAGACAATATCGTCCTTCGTAGGTGCGTGTTTGCTACAAATGTCAGTATTCCTGTTTCAAGTGTTTCCCCACTAACGCCTGCTAATGGTGGTACTTTAACCGTTACAACATCAAGCCCTCACAACCTTGTTCCTGGAACGCCTATTCTTGTTAGAGTTAGCGGAGGAGCATCTTTTCCTATTCAGGCCGTAGGTTCATTTTATGTGGTAGGCGTTCCAACAGCGACCACTTTTACATACGCAATTAGGCAGTGGACGAGCGGAAATGGAGGAAGCACTGTTGACCTTACCGGAGCGACATTCACCATCACCACTAACTCAGATGGACTTGCACAGCCTAGGCCCTGGGATGGTGGCGTTCAGATTTATACAGCTAGTGCTTCACATGGTGCTTCTATTATTCGAACAACAAAGAAGTACAACCGTTATCAGTCTGGTAAAGGGTATCTGTGGTCATCTGGCGTATTGTTTAGGCCCAACTATGACATTCGTAGCATTACCGCTGACGCAACAGCTATTGGCTCTCTTGTTACTGTTACTGTTGATGGAGTGCCCCATGGCCTTCAAGGAACGTCACTTCCCGCTCTTGGGGCTAGGGTAACTATTGCCGGAGTTAGTACAGCCGGTTACAATGGAACATTTACAGTGAATACGGTCACTAGCCCATATACATTTACTTACCGTAACACCGTAGCTCTTGGAACGACAACGGGTGTATCTATTCCGGGCACAGACCCAAAAGTCATTGTAACCGAGTGGTCCGGGGCCGTTGTTCGAGCTGGTCCTTTTGATGACCAAAACGGAATGTTTTTTGAATACGATGGAGCTACATTTTGGGCAGTTCGTAGAAGCGCAGTGTTTCAATTAGCCGGAACATTAGCTATAAATGCAGGAAGCACTACTGTTACAGGTACGGCTACTAGGTTTACGCAACAAACCCGCGTTGGCGATAAAATTGTCATTAAAGGTATGACATATTTAGTTTCGTCTATTGCCAGTGATACATCAATGACTATTTCTCCAGACTATCGACCCAGTACAAGTGCTAGTGGCGTTAAAGGGAGCATTGTTCGTGAAACTCGTATTTCTCAAGCAAACTGGAACATTGACACTTGCGATGGTTCTGGTGGAGTTAATAATCCAAGCGGATTCCAACTTGACTTAAACACCATGCAAATGGTGGGCATTCAGTACACATGGTATGGCGCTGGATTTATTGATTGGATGATTCGTGGCGCTGATGGCAACTGGGTAATGGTTCACAGGCTCAAGAACAACAACGTGAACTATGAGGCGCATATGCGAACAGGTAACTTGCCGGTTCGTTATTCCGTTGAGAATGAAGGAGCATATACCTATTTGACCGCATCGCTTGCGGCTGGAGCAACTACCGCAACCGTTGCTAGTACGGCTGATTTTCCAAGCACAGGCGTTTTATTGATTGACCAAGAGATTATTTCTTACAGTGGAAAAACATCAAGTCCGGCTACATTCACAGGACTTACCAGGGCTGCAACCTTGAGTAAGTTTCAAGGGGGTCTATTAAGAAGCTTTACCGGTTCGGGAGATGTCATACATAATACGCCAACTCCTAGTGCCACAAACGGACCTGGAGTAGTTCTTATTCGGAACACTTGTAGCCCATCGCTTGTACACTGGGGTTCGGCTCTTGTAATGGATGGCGGCTTTGATACTGACCGTGGTTATATCTTCAACTATCAAAGACCAAATCCTGCCGTTCCTGCGCCTATTAACTTAACAACGACAACTCAGACGGTTTTCCTAATCAGATTGGCTCCATCCGTTTCCGCTGGCCTTGTGGGCGTTCTTGGAAACAGGGACCTTATTAACAGGGCGCAATTCCTTTTGCAAGCCGTAGGTATTGCCGTTGATAACGGTGTTAATGCTGGCGCTGTAATTGTTGAGGGCGTTGTTAATCCGACGAATATTAGTGCAATAACCTGGGTTGATGTAAATGCTTCGGCACAGGGCTCACAGCCGTCATTTGCCCAAGTTTCAACGTCTTGGACCGGTGGTACAGCTACTGGTGGTGAGCAAATTTTTGCTTTTGCCGCTCCCGCTCCATCAGGAACCTCTTCACAATGGGGAGCAGTAAACGACAGGCTTGATTTGAGTCCGTTGAAAGAGTTGACCAATTCGCCGATTGGTGGAGATGGCGTATATCCGGATGGGCCTGAAGTTCTTGCCATTAACGTAAGGCTTAGAAACGGAACCGCTAATGGAACTGTTTTGCTTCGCTGGTCAGAGGCTCAAGCGTAATGCGAGAGATTAAGAACCTTGTCTGCCACTGTTCCGCTACCGCTAAGAATACTCCCGTCGATGCTATCAAAAAGTATTGGCGGGAGAATCTTGGGTGGAAGAGTGTTGGTTATCATCGAATAATTAAGACGAATGGCGAGATTGTGGTACTGGCGCCGGATGAGTCTATCGCGAATGGCGTGGCAGGCCACAACAGCAGCAGCCTTCATGTATGCTATATTGGAGGCAAGGATAAGGACGATAGGACAGAGGCTCAGAAAAAGTCTATGGAACTCGTTCTGAAGGAATGGCTTGCCAAGTACCCCAAGGCTAGGATTCGTGGACACCGGGACTTTCCGGGCGTGAAGAAAGCCTGCCCTCAGTTTATTGCAGAAAAAGAATATGGCTACCTCTATACAACTTAAATTCATTGCTGTCCTGTTCCTATTGTTGGGATGCGGACGAAAGACCATTACCCAGGTGGAGTACAGGACCCGCGTGGACATTCAGCGCGACACGGTCCAGATGCCGGTGCTTGTGGAGACGGTCATCCCGTCGCCGTGCGATACCGGTGGCATCCTGAAGGATTTTAAGTTCGAGACCCAGGCCGGCCCGGCAAAGGTCAGACTAGAGACGGACGGAACCCGGATTATCGTCAAGGTAAAGACCGACACGATTGTCAAGGCGTACAGGGTCATTTCGGATACGGTCCGAGTTACTAGTCATTCCGTGACAACAAAGAAGGTCACGCCCCGTTGGGCCTGGCAGCTCCTTGTGGCCAATGTCATTGTAGCGGCAGGGCTCGTAATTTACCTATATTTGCGGAGATGAAAAAGTCGAGGGTTTATCTGAAGGAGATCCTATCGGCGCCCAAGGTGTTGCCTGGGGTGTTTTCTCACAAGCGGAATCCCATTGACATTATGGCCAATGGGCGGAAGATTGCTGAGGCTACCGGTGGGGAGTATGTCTTTAACCCGAAGCAAGTATCAACTATGAAGCGTTTGGTCAAGAAAAACGACAAGACCGGCCTTCATTCCTATGTTCGCTCACTCATCCAAAAGTTTGAAAAACCATAAACCCAACAACCATGAAAAAATACCAAGACGGAGGGAAGACTTCTTCAGGCAAGATGATCACTAAGCCTTCAAGCAAGCCGGCCACTAAAGAGTCAGGCAAGTTAATCACTAAACCTTCAAGCAAGCCAGCGGCTAAGCCTTCAGACAAAAAATCAGGCAAAATGCTAATTATGAAGTATGGTGGCAAAATGGGCAAAAAATCCTGCTAAGCCATGAAAAAGAAGAAAAAAATGACCGCCGACATGAAGGCTGTTGCCAAGCATGAGAAGGTCGAGAAGAAGATGGAGAAAGAGGGCTACATGAAGTCCGGCGGAAAAATGAAGAAAAAGTACTAGATGCCTAAGATAAGCTCATATGAAGTTGTGGCCCCGGCCAGCAATGACCTCGTTACCGTTACTGACGCAAGCGACAGTAACAACACGAAGAACGTCACTGTTGGAAGTCTTTCGGCTACGGTTTATAGTGGCGCTTACAAGGAGATCTATGACAATACTTCTGGAGAGATAACGACTATCGCTTCGGCAAACACTTTTGTTCTTTTGTCAGCGACAACTGTTGCTGGATCGACAAATGACGCTACCTTAACCAGCAATAACGCTGGGAGAATAACGAATACCGGAACATCAAGGACATTTGTTGTCAACTATTGCGTTTCCGCTACGGCTGGTAACAACCAGAACTTGATGTTTCGTATTCACATAAGCGGTAGCCCGGTGCTATATTCTGAGTCAGACACTATAACGTCTTCCGGAGGAAAAGCCACAAGCACATCAAATGCAGCCATCATTACTTTAAACACTGGACAATTCGTCGAGGTGTATGTGGCAAACTCTGCGGTCAACAATGTGACCTTGGAGCATTTAAATCTCATTTTAAGACAAGTCTAATGGACATTCGTAAAATCTCAGTCGGTCACGACTATAAAACAGCGATGCACTACATCGTTGGCCAACCGGTGTTGGGTGGAGAGTATACCATTCACCTGGTCAAGGTATTGGAAGAAACGGGAGTCACCCGGGTCTACATCATCTCTAAAGCGCAGGAAGTGCTCCTATGGAAGGAGTTCAACTCTGTGGTTCCAATCTCTATTGAGTACAACATTTCTTTCTGATGCAATCGCCGTTTCAGTTCATCGTGCGTCCGCGCGATGCGAAACGATACGATAATGTACGGAAGTATGGAGATGTTGATTTTATCGTAAGCGCTTCGCAAGAGGACCACAAATTTTCCAATAGGTACGCCGAAGTGGTTAGCGTGCCTGTCCAGTACGATGGCCCCATCAAGCCTGGGGACACGCTCATCGTTCACCACAACGTATTCAAGTTCTACTACGATATGCATGGTAGGCAGAAGAGCGGGAAGTCGTTCTTCCATGACGACCTGTTCTTCCTGGACGAAGACCAGTTCTTCATGTACAAGTCGGGAGAAGGGGATTGGAAGACCCACTCGAAGTACTGCTTTGTAAAGCCGGGGGAGGTGAGGGAGAAGTTCATCAAGGACGGCTCTTCAGAGGAGATGCTATTTGGCACCGTTCGTTACTCGAATGACGAGCTGAATAAGCTGGGCATAAAGGAGGGCGATGCGGTTGTCTATGAGCCGGAAGTGGAATACGAGTTCTACATTGATGGCGAGAGGTTATACCGGTTATTCACCGGGAACATTGCAGTAAAGCTCAATGAAGAAGAGTGACATGGACTACAAGCTGCAAATAATTGCAGCGGGTCGAAAGGCTGTTGACCACCTCATCAAGGTGGCTGAAGAAGAGATCATCACCGGAGGAGACGGGGATCTTAGTGCCGACAGGCTCAAGAACGCGGCGGCCACGAAGAAGATCGCCATATTCGACGCTTTTGAGATCCTGTCCAGGATCCAGGCCGAAGAGGAAGCGTTATCATTACCGGCAGAAAAGAACGATGGCTCAAAAAAAGGATTCGCAGAAAGGCACTCCAAGTAGCCTATACAGCGTACTCCCGGCGCCACAACGAAAGGGCAAATGGGAGTATGGGTACGACCCTAAGTATGACATCATCGTCATATCGAGGGACGGGACCCTTGGGTCTGTGTACGAGGTCTCCGGGATAAAGATCGGGATCCCCAAGGCGCCGGCAAAGGTGTACTCAAGAACACCCAAGAAGGAGGACCAGTATTGGGAACCATTCCAGTACCCTGAAGCACTCGCCAAGATCAAGAGTATATTCCAGTGGAATGAAAGGCCAAAGGAGTTCAAGGATTCCTGGGTTGACTACATCGAGCAGGAGTTCGATCGGAGGGAGAAAGGCTTTTGGTTCATGAACAATGGCGTTCCGACCTACTTGCCAGGCAGCTACTATATGTACCTCCAGTGGACCAAGATAGACGTCGGTCATCCAGATTACCGGGAGGCGAACAGGATCTTCTTCATGTTCTTCGAAGCCTGCGTCGCGGATCCGCGTTGCTTTGGTATGTGCTACCTGAAGATTCGCCGATCGGGATTCTCATTCATGAGTTCGTCGGTTGCCGTAAATATGGCAACCATTTCGAAAAACGCAAGGGTTGGTATTCTGTCAAAGACCGGTACCGACGCCAAGAAGATGTTCACGGACAAGGTGGTGCCGATCTCGAGCAACTATCCGTTTTTCTTCAAGCCCATCCAGGACGGTATGGACAAGCCGAAGACTGAGTTGGCGTACCGGTTGCCGGCGTCCAAGATCACCAAGAGGAATATGCACGATGTCATGTCATCGGCAGACGGCGACGGGCTGAACACCACAATCGACTGGCGGAACACGGCCGACAACAGCTATGACGGTGAAAAGCTCCTCCTCCTGGTCCATGACGAATCAGGCAAGTGGGAAAAACCGGAGAATATCCTAAACAGCTGGAGGGTCACTAAGACGACTCTCCGCGTCGGTAGCAGGATCGTTGGCAAGTGCATCATGGGCTCTACGGTGAACGCCCTTTCAAAGGGCGGCGCCAACTTCAAGGAGCTTTACGAAGATTCTGACGCCAGGAAGAGGAACGCGAATGGCCAGACAAAGAGCGGTATGTACAAGCTCTTCGTGCCCATGGAGTGGAACTTTGAGGGATACATCGATAGGTATGGGTTTCCTATTATGGAAACTTCCGAACCGGTTGTCGGCATTGACGGGTCCATGGTCTACAACGGCGCCATCACGCACTGGGAGAACGAGGTTGATTCTCTGAAGAGGGACCAGGACGCGTTGAACGAGTTTTACCGGCAGTTCCCAAGAACGGAGTCTCATGCCTTTAGGGACGAGAGCCGGCAGTCGTTATTCAACCTGAACAAGATCTACCAACAGATCGACTACAACGACGGCATGATCATGAGCCACACGCTCACCCGGGGCTCATTCCAGTGGGCTGGGGGCATAAGGGATTCGAAGGTGATATGGGTACCAAGCAATACCGGGCGGTTTCTCGTTAGCTGGATCCCGCCGGCAGGGCTACAGAACAACGTGATCGAGAGGAACGGGAAGAGGCATCCAGGCAACGAGCATATTGGGGCCTTCGGGTGTGACCCATACGACATCTCCGGCGTTGTTGGTGGCGGAGGATCAAACGGATCCCTCCATGGACTGACGAAGTTCAGTATGTCCGACGCTCCGTCCAATCACTTTTTTTTGGAGTACATTGCCAGGCCTCAGACTGCGGAGATCTTCTTCGAAGACGTCCTTATGGCCTGCGTATTCTACGGTATGCCGGTACTGGCGGAGAACAACAAGGCAAGGCTCCTGTACCACTTCAAGAACAGGGGATACCGGCCGTTTTCGCTCAACAGGCCCGATAAGCCAATGAGCAAGTTATCGCAGACAGAAATCGAGATAGGCGGCATCCCCAACAACTCGGAAGACATAAAGCAAGCACACGCTTCGGCCATCGAGTCGTACATTGAGAAGTATGTTGGCTTTGACATGGAGGGTCAATTTAGGGATCCGGAAGAGTGTGGGTCGATGTATTTTACTAAGACGCTTCAAGATTGGGCACTATTTGATATCAACAACAGGACCAAACATGACGCGTCAATCAGCTCAGGATTAGCGATAATGGCGACTCAGAGGCACCTATATCTGCCTGAAATCAAGAAGAGCAAAATAAGCATTACCTTTGCTAGGTATAATAACTCAGGAAGAGTAAGCGTACTACATGGAAAAAAGCCAACCGATAGTTCCCTCTAAGGGGTTTCCTGGTCAATTTGTCTCCGATCAAGAAAAAAGAACGGAGACTTATGGCCTAAGAATCGGACAGGCAATCCAGTACGAGTGGTTCCGGAAGGACTCCGTGGGTGGTAGATTCTACTCCCAGTGGCGCGAGTTCCATCGTTTGAGGATGTACGCGAGAGGCGAACAGTCTGTCGAGAAGTACAAGAGCGAGTTGTCTGTCAATGGCGACTTGTCCTACCTCAACCTTGACTGGACGCCGGTACCCATACTGCCCAAATTTGTGGACATTGTGGTAAACGGTATGTCCGATCGGTTCTTCAAAGTAAAGGCATATGCCCAGGACGCCATGTCGTCCGAGATGAGGAACCGGTTCCAAGAATCCGTTGAGCTTCAGATGGCCGGGAAACCGCTGTTCCAGGCTCTAAAGAAAAAAATGGGTGTTGACGCCTTCACCATTCCGGAAACAGACATCCCGGAAACGGACGATGAGTTGCAGCTGTATATGCAGATGAACTACAAGCCGTCCATTGAGATCGCTGAAGAACAGGCCATATCAACCGTTTTGGAGGACAACCGTTTCCCGGACCTTCGTAAGCGAGTTGACTATGACTTGACCGTGCTTGGGATTGGTATCTGCAAGCATGAGTTCCATCCCAACGATGGCATAAGGGTTCAGTATGTTGACCCGGCTAATGTGGTGTACAGCTACACGGAGGATCCCTACTTTAGGGACTGCATCTATTGGGGAGAAGTGAAGACGGTCCCGATTAGTGAGCTTATCAAAATCCGACCGGACCTCACGAATGAGCAACTGAACGAAATAGCGAGCCGCAGCCAGCAGTGGTATGACTACTACAATGTGGCTCAGTTTTATGACAACAGTCTTTTCCGGAACGAAACCGCTACGCTGTTGTTCTATAACTACAAGACGACCAAGACCTTTGTCTACAAAAAGAAGAAGACAGAGACCGGTGGATTCCGGGTCATAGAGAAGGACGACACATTCAATCCTCCGGCCGAAATGATGGAGGAGCAGGGCTTTGAGAGAGTAGAGAAGACGATCGAGGTTTGGTATGAGGGCATTATGGTCATGGGCACAGAGATTGTGCTAAGGTGGCAACTCATGGAGAACATGGTGAGGCCAAACTCTCCATCTCAGAACGCCATGCCCAATTATGTGGCTTGTGCGCCAAGGATGTACAAGGGCAACATCGAGTCGCTTTTGCGCCGGATGATCCCGTTTGCGGACCTCATCCAGCTCACGCACCTCAAGTTGCAGCAGGTTATTGCCAGGGTTGTACCGGACGGTGTGTTTTTGGATGCCGATGGTATCAATGAAGTCGACCTGGGAACCGGTCAGTCGTACAATCCGGAGGACGCTTTGCGCCTTTACTTCCAGACAGGTAGCGTCATCGGCCGGAGCTATACGCAGGACGGTGAATTCAACAACGCCCGGGTGCCAATTCAGGAGCTAAACTCAAGCTCAGGTCAGCAGAAGATGGCGGCCTTGATTGGCAACTACAACCATTACCTTGGCATGATTCGGGCCGTAACTGGTTTGAACGAAGCGAGAGACGGATCGATGCCAGACGACAGGACGCTTGTTGGCGTTCAAAAGCTTGCTGCCATGAACTCAAACACGGCCACCAGGCATATCCTTGACGCATCGGTCTACATAACGAAGACGCTATCCGAGTGTCTTACCTGTAGAATCTCCGATGTCCTTGAGTATGCCCCGTTCCGGGAGGAGTTCATCAATCAGATCGGTAGGTACAATGTGTCTATCCTGGATTCGATCCGGGACCTTTACATCTACGATTTTGGTGTCTTCATCGAGGTTTCGCCTGATGAAGAGGACAAGGCAAGGCTTGAAGCCACTATTGCTGCCGCAATTCAGAAGGGAGATATCAACTTGGAGGATGCGATCGACATCCGAGAAATAAAGAACATCAAGCTTGCCAACCAGCTGCTGAAGATGAAGCGGAAGAAGAACCTCGAGAACGCGCAGGCGAATCAGATGCAGCAGGAGCAAATGCGTATGCAGACTCAGCTTGAGTCACAGAAAATGGCGGCTGACTTGGCGATGAAGAAGATCCAAGCTCAGGCCATGGCCGACATGGAGCTCGAGAAGATGACTATGACTCTTGCCGTGGAGAAGATGAAGATAGAGGCCGAGGTTAAGGGAGGCCTTATGGACCGGGAGTTCCAGTACAATATGCAGCTCGCCCAGGCCCAGGCCGAAGCTCTTACGAAGAGGGAGGATTTCAAGGAGAAAGAGAAAGCCAAGAGGATCGGCATACAGAACACGCAGCAATCAAGATTGATCGATCAAAGAAGGAACAATCTGCCTCCAAGCTCGTTTGAGAGCGATGAGGACAGCCTAGATGGGTTCGATTTAGCAGAATTTAACCCTCGGTAAAAAACCGTATATATTTGCACTAAATTTAATCAAATGGATAATATTAAAGTCAGAGTAATGACGGATGAAGAAATCAAGGCTCCATCTGTCCAAGAGAGGGAAATCCAAGCCCAAAAAGACTTGGAGAAAACTCTCGCCGGCGATGATAAGGGGAACACCCCCCCAACTCCTCCCGCTGAAAAAACGATTGAAGAGGGTGACGTTCTTTCATTTATTAGAGAGAGGTACAAAAAACCCATCAATTCCATCGATGAATTGATTGAGCAAAAGTCTTCTCAAGAGCCTCTCCCGGAGGATGTCATGGCGATTCTCAAGTATCGCAAGGAAACCGGTAGGACTCTTGAGGATTACATTAAGCTCAACAAGGATTACGATGCCGTTGACCCTGACGAGTTGCTTCTGGAGTACACTGTTGCTACAGAAGAGTTTCTTGACAAGGAAGACGCAAAAGACATTTTGGCGGAAAAATTTTCTTACAGCGAGCATGATGATGACGATTCGTCTATCAAGAAGAAGAAAGCCGCCAAGAAAAGAGAATTAGCTAAAGCAAAGAAATACTTCAACGATCTCAAGGAGAAATACAGGGCGCCACTCGAGTCGAGGGCAAACTCTCTAGAGGATTCAGAGGAGTACAAACAATACAAAGAGTACCTTGACAAGGCTCAAGATGAGCAGAAGCAAGCTCAACGCAGGAGCGAGTGGTTTCAAAAGAAGACAGAAGAGGTCTTCGGTCCCGAATTCAAAGGTTTTGAGTTCAACTTAGGGGACAAGAGACTCACATACTCTCCGGCCGAGGCAGCTGAGATTAAAGCGCAGAACAGCACCCCAGTGAATTTGATAAAGAAGTTCCTGGATGCCGATGGCCTTATCTCAGACGCAGCTGGTTATCATCGGGCCTTAGCGATCGCATCGAACCCGGAAAAGTTCGCCAAGTTCTTCTACGAACAAGGAGTGGCTTCTGCCACGGACGATTTTGCCAAGAAGAGCAAAAACGTCAACATGGACGTAAGAACAGTTGGTCAGCCAGCTTCTTCGGGAGGTATGAAGGTCGCAGCGGTAACCCCACCGTCGTCAGGCAACGGGCTACGCATCAAAGCCTATAAAACCTAAAAATCATGCCAGTTAACGCATCACCATCTTTTCAGCTTCAGCCATCTGCCAACCGTCAGATCGCTACCACCAACTATATCGGAAGCACTGCTTTCGATTGGACCAACCAATACCTGCCAGACATTTACGAGAAAGAGTTCGAGCGCTACGGTAATCGTAGTGTATCCGGCTTCCTTCGTATGGTAGGCGCGGAAATGCCTTGTGCATCCGACCTTATCCGTTGGGCAGAGCAGGGCCGCCTTCACATTAAGTACACAAACGTAACCGTTACGTTTGCGAATGGTCTTGCAACATTGACCGTTCCGGCGCAAGACACCGTTGCCGGATATCCAACCGGAACTAACGCTCAGCCATTGGCGGCTGTAAACATTGCTCTTCGCGAAGGACAAAACATTTTTTGTCAACAAGAGAATGGAACGGCCTCTTTTCACGCAAGGGTGGCCTCTGTCACCTACGCTGCCCCTAACGCCACTACCTCGGTTACTGCTGCTGCATATGAATCGTCCGGCTTGACGAACGGAACGTATACCGTTTGGGTTTACGGATCTGAATTCAAAAAAGGCGACTCAGGAATGAGTCAGTCTTTGCAGCCTTTTGACTCGTATTTTGCAAACAACCCTATTATTCTGAAAGACCGTTACACCGTGACAGGTTCTGACATGACTCAGATTGGATGGGTAGAGGTAACCACCGAGAATGGCGCTTCCGGATACCTGTGGTACATGAAGGCCGAGCACGAATCTCGTCTTCGCTTCGAAGACTATCTCGAGTCCTCGATGATCGAGGCAATTCCGGCAGCCGGGAACCTGACTAACGGAGCGGCCAACACTGGCTTCAAGGGCACTGAGGGCGTGTTTAGCGCCGTAACTAGCCGTGGTAACATCTTCAGCGGTGGTTTCCCAACCAGTCTTGTTGACTTTGACGCGATTGTACAGCGTCTTGATAAGCAGGGTGCCATCGAAGAAAATGCTATGTTCATAAACCGTGCTGCCTCTTTCGCCATGGATGACTTCTTGGCCGCTCAAAACTCTTACGGTACCGGTGGAACCTCCTACGGTTTGTTTGACAACAGCGAGCAAATGGCCTTGAATCTCGGCTTCCGAGGCTTCCGCCGTGGCTACGATTTCTACAAGACCGACTGGAAATACCTGAACGACCCCACCATGCGCGGTCAAGGTACTGCCACAGGTACTGTTGGAGGCGCTGTGAACGGATTGCTTGTACCAGCTGGTACCACCAACGTCTACGACGAAGTAATGGGCCAGAATGCCAAGCGTCCATTCTTGCACGTTCGTTATCGCGAAACAGAAGCAGAAAGCCGCAAGTTCAAGACTTGGGCTGTGGGTTCTGCCGGTGGTGCCGCGAATAGCGATGTTGACAGCATGAGCGTTCACTACTTGTCAGAGCGTTGTGTTTGTGTTCTGGGCGCAAACAACTTCTTTATCTTCCAGTCATAATCACTTGGGGCGCACTTCGGTGCGCCCCTTTTCTTTTTTTCTTTTAAATTAAAATCAAATGCCAAAAGTCTACAGATTAAAAAAAGAGTCAGCCCCGCTGACGTTTATGCTTGCAAGCCGTAACACGATCGCTCGCAGGCTTTATCATTTTGACGGAACTCGCAACAGAGAACTCCGTTATGCCAGGAATCAGAAAAGCCCATACGTCGATGAACAGGACGGGAATTTTATTCTTGAGCCAATAATTTTTGAGGATGGTTTTCTCACCGTTGAGGACACAAACCTCATCCTACAGAGATTCTTAGAGGTTCACCCGGACAATGGGGCCGTTTTCGAGGAGGTAGATAGAAAGAGAGACGCAAGCAAGGAACTTGACGTTCTTGAGGTCGAGATTGAGGCTCTCAATGTCGCTCGTAAGATGGAGATCTCTATGATGGAGAACGTCGCCCGGGTGGCTCTTGAGGTTGATCCGACTCGCATTTCGACTGCTGAGCTTAAGCGGGACATCCTTGTTTACGCAAGGAACAATCCGGAGGAGTTCTTGTCGATCGCAAACGACCCACAGGTGGCTCACGACGGACTTGTATCGAAGATGTTCGACACGGGCATCCTGGTCACCAAGAAGACAGCGGTTCACTTCAATCTGTCTACCAACAAGTCTAAAATGCTGTCTATTCCACTTGGAGAAACGGCTCGCAGTGCCACTAGGGCTTTCTTTTTGACAGACGAAGGGGTCGAGATCATGAAGACGCTCGAAAAACACTTGCCCGATTAATCTTGTATATTTGCCTAAAGTTTAGCTATGCAAAAGTTTTTAAGAATTGCGAAATCAGTAAAAGTAAGCACCTCGCTTGCTTCAACATTGGTCAACTTAGACCTTGTTGGAGCTGTTAATTCAACAGCGAATACCGCAGTAATACTGAGGCTCAAAGGCGCGCCAACAAGCGCCCTTGATAGGGTTACTCTTTCTATAACCGCAGATACTCCGTCAAGAAATGCGATCATTAACGCTGTGTTTACGGCCTCTTTGGGGAAATCCAGCTCGGCCGTAAGCGCTTTCATTCTTGATTCTTTGCCAACAGCGAATATCACCATCTCAACCACAATCGATTAATATGTCGAAGTTTTTAAAGTTCCCAACAGAATTCACGAATAGCAACTGGACTTGCGTTGCTTCAAACAACAACACTAGTTCGCCCATCTGGGTTGCCTTGGCTGACTCTGGTCCATTCCGAGTTGCCCGAAGCACGGACGGTGTGAACTGGACTATTATCCAAGGCCTGACTGCTTCTGTGGTGAATAAGACATGGACTTCCGTTGCTTTTGGTAACGGTCGATTCGTTGCAGTAGCTAACTCCGGAACAAACAGGATGATGACAAGCACCGACGGTATCACCTGGACCGAGGTTACAGCGGCTGCCGGAGGATACGTAGATGGCATCTTTACGGGCATTGCATGGAACGGAACCGTATTCGCTGTAGTGTCGAGTGGAGTTGCGACCAATGCGGTTTATCATAGCACAACCGGGACATCCGGGTATACGGGTACTAATGCTGCTACCGCTCAGGCGTGGAATGGTATTGCATGGAATGGTGCCGGTAATACCTGGGTAATTGTCGCCTCAGACGGAACCACTACGGCTCAAATAAACCGAAACGCGAATGCGACTCCGACTGGAACATGGGCTGCCGCAACAACTGCTGCCACCACCTCTACATGGCAGTCTGTTGTTGCTAGAGGGACTACGTTCGTTGCTGTTTCTAACTCAGGATCAAACAGGGCCTACGTTAGTACTGATAACGGAGTGACATGGACATCAAACGCCGGAATAAGCGCGAGTGTTTCATGGAAATCTTTGGCATCAAACGGGACAAACATTGTTGCCGTTGGACAGGACGGAGCTCAGTCGGTTCGAATTGCCACAAGCGCTGACGGAACAACTTGGACCGCAGCTGCTGGAGCTACTACCAACAACAACTCCAACATATGGAACGGAGTTGCCTCATTGGGTACGTCGAACAGTTATGTGGCCGTGTCTAGGTCTGGTGGACAACGAAGGATTTTGTTTACCTCAGACACATTTGCTACCTCTACCATCTGCAATGATTCGTATCCGCCTACTCGAATTAGCTCGCCTGCGTATCTTAATGTGGAAAGCGTAATTAGTGCCCAAGAGGGTTCTTCCGCTAGCACGACTCTTGTCTTAAACATTCTCACTCCTAGTGCCAGCTTTGACGTTGTGACTCTCACGTTTGGAGAAGACTTAACGGGAGCAACGCATGAGGTAATTCTTGATGCAATTGTTGACGCAAATTCCGCAGTATCAAGCCCAGAGGGCGCACTTACGGTTTCATTACCAGAAAACAGAAACGTAACCTTATCTTTCGCATAATCATGGCAAAATATCTAAGAATTCCTGCTGCATTGCAGACTACAGCCACAAACGGCGACTTTCTTCTTGACGCTGACAATGTTATAAACATCGTCCCCAGCGGTAATACGAACGACCTATTGATCCGCCTAAACAGAGCGGCTGATTCAATTTTAACCTTGACTTTCAGCTCTAATGATGCTGACCGTATCACCCAGGAGTTTGTGAGTAATGCTATTTGTGCCGCATCAAGGGGCGAAAAAGGAGCCACGCCGTTTGATCTTCAGCCATTGCCAGGCGGAAGGACGATCACTACGCTTGCGTTCTCTGCATAGGTCGGCTTAACCTTTAAAGCCACCCGCTGAATCTCAGTTGGGTGGCTTTTTTTATTACCTTTGTGTATGATAAACGAGGTAAGAACGGCTGTTTTGGCTATCGTAAATAAGAACAACTACGGCTACATCACGCCCAACGACTTCAATCTATACGCAAGGATGGCCCAGACGGACATCTTTGAGGACTACTTTCAGACATACAACGACCAGGTATACCGGCAGAACTATGGCAGCTTAAGCGCAGCCAAGACGAAGATTTCCGGGGAAGGATATGCCAATCTTAGACAGATCACCGAGGAGGTTATCGACACTTTCAGCGCTACGGCTACGATGGCATACAATGCCGGTAACTTCTCCGCGCCGGCAGACTGCTACACGATGATCAATGTTCTGTACAATGGCAAGATCGTTGACAGGGTATCTCTGAGCAAAATCAATCAGTTGAACGCGTCCAACCTTACGGCGCCATCCACTTTGTTCCCGGCCTACACAATGACTGGGACCGGCACCGGCTCTGCCCTGGCCCAAAGGGTCGTGGTCTATCCAAGCAGCATAACCAGCGGCGTGACGGTCCAATACATCCGATACCCAACGACTCCTATTTGGGGCTATGCCAGCCTTGTGGGAGGCGAGCCCGTATACAACCCGGCCGCTTCCACGGACTTTGAGTTACCGGAGTCAGACTTCTCTGACCTGGTCGCCAGGATCCTGCAATATGCCGGCGTGTCGATTAGGGAGCAAGAGGTGGTGCAAATGGCTAGCGCAAAAGAGGCTGCTGACTTCCAAAAAGATAGAGGATAATGGCTTACATAAATCAAGAGCAGTACTATACCAATAACGGTAATACGCCTCAAGACGCGAACTGGGGATCCTATCAGTACATCTCGCTGGAGGACATCGTCAACAACTTCATGTTGATGTATCAGGGCAACAACGAGATCATCGGAAACATCACCCGGTATCAGGTGGTGTTCTATGCGAAGAGGGCCATCCAGGAGCTTAACTACGACGCCCTCAAAGAGACGAAGGTCCTTGAGGTGACTGTTGACAGCGCGCTTCGGGTGGTGCTTCCTCCCGACTTTGTCAACTGGGTCCGCATATCAGCCGAGTCAAACGGCGTGCTTTTCCCATTGAGCGAAAGCACCCAGGCCAATTCGGCATTGGCTTACCTATATGACCAAGGCGGAAACATTCTGTTCGATCAGAATGGGAACGCTGTTTCGCCCCAGTTCTCCGAGCTCGATTTGGCCCGGATAAACGGCACGGCGCCCGTCCTATTCCAGAACCCACTCAGCCCATACGATGGGCAGTACGGCTGGTATATTGATGACGTGTGGTACTTCCGATACGGATTGAACACCGAGGTGGCTACCGCTAATCCTACGTTCAAGATCGACAAGAAGAACGGAGTGATCAACTTCAGCTCGAACATGACCGGTTGTTTATGTGTCATCGAGTATGTCTCTGACGGCATGGAGAACGGCAGCGACGCGTCGGTTGGAGTGAACAAGTTATTTGAGGACTACATCTATGCCGCCATTAAGTACGCGATCATCAACAACAAGGCGGGGATCCAGGAATACATCGTCAACAGGGCCAGGAAAGATCGCCGGGCTTTGTTAATGAACGCAAAAATTCGACTTAGCAACATTCACCCGGGTCGCCTTCTGATGAATATGAGGGGACGCGACAAATGGATTAAATGAAGAATCCTATAAATTTCAATGCAGGCAAGATGAACAAAGATCTTGACCTGAAGATGATTCCTGCCGGAGAGTATGTAGATGCTCAGAACATTAGGGTGTACAATCAAACGCTTCCAAACAATGTTGGAGGATCGGTTACGCCTGATTATGGAACCATACAGATTGCGCCAATTGTAAACCTAACCGGATCAGCAAAGACTATTGGGTCATTTAGCGATGAGGCAAATGACACGATCTACTGGTTTGTTGTAGATAGTGGTAGATCGCTAGTCCTGTCTTTCAATGTGATCAGTAATTTAGGGGTTGTACATATTGACGACAATTACAGCAAATTTAATTTTTCAGAAGATTACCCAATTGTGTCAGTAAATAAGGTTGATGACCTTTTGTTTTGGACTGATGGGCTTAACCCTCCCAGGTACATAAACGTAAGGAAGGCGTACGATCCCCTGTGGTATCCGGCAAACGATATTTATGGAGACATTGACACCTACACTTGCGTCATAAAGACTCCTCCTCCGTCTTCACCTACGGTACAGTTAATCAACGATGGAACTGAGTCAAATTACCTGGCGGAAAACATGGTGTCTTTTGCATACCGTTACAGGTATGAAGACAATATGTACAGTGCGCTGTCGCAGTTTTCATCGGTTGCTTTTGACCCGAAGGATTTTGCGTACAACGCAAACACTGGCCTTAACGATGGCATGACCAACACTTACAACAGCGCCGATATCACCGTGAATTTGGGTGGTCAAGCGGTTGTTGGAATTGACGTTGTCTTCAAGAGGTTTTCATCAAACACGATTTACCTTATTGAGAGGATAGATAAGGCTGACATACCTCCATACGTTTCTCACACGATTCGTTTTCAGAACAATAAGATGTACTCAATTCTCCCTTCGGACGAATTGGTTCGCTTGTACGATAATGTTCCGATCTCAGCAAAGTCTCAGGTAATCGCAGGGAATCGATTGATTTACGGAAACTATGTTGACGGAAGGGACCTAAAGGACCCATCCAATGTCGACGTAAGACTGGATTACACACCTACCGCAGTTAATCAAGAGATAGGGTCTGTCCAGCAGCTGACACATACTCTTGGAAATCAGACCATATACGTTGGAAGTCTTGGCCCCACTCTTCCTGCCGCTCAACAAACCTTGGCAAACTCTTTAGCCACGATAACTATCCCGGTCGCATTTCAAGGCAATATACTCCCTGGATTTACTTTTGGGTTTTCGGCCAATGTAGTACCAGTTTCTCAAGCGTATAGGTTCACGGGCGCTGAGACATCAGTTACGCCAACAACCCCGCAGTTTCCGATATCTTTTTCGTTTACGGCTCAGAAGTTTTACGCGAACTTCCTTCAGATGGTGACATCGAGTGAGTTTTCGGTGGCCCTTGGATCCGATATTGATTATTATGCGGATCCAATAACAAATTGTTCCAGCGGTTATTCTCTTGCCGACAGATTTGCGTGTCAGATTACAACCGATTTTAATACAGCTGAAAACAGGAACAAAGCCTATCTAAGCAATTCACTTGGTTTAACCGGTGCCAACCAAGGGCCAAACTATGCCGGTTTTTCCGTGGGGTCCGGCACCACATCTTCTTCTCTTCAAATATTAATGCCTCAGGTCTCTTATGCGACTGTGAGCAGTGGTGTTTTAACTGGATATGCCCTCTTTAATTTCGCGAACTTTGTGGCTACGGCCGGCTATCAAAAAGGGCAATTGAGCCTTCATAGCAACAGAGACTATCAGGTGGGAATTGTCTACATGGACAAAAACCATCGGTCGTCTCCGGTACTCGTTAGCAACGACAATTCGGTATACTTTCAAGCTTCTTCTTCGGTTAGGAAGAACTACATTCAGGTAAGCGTTCCGCCATCTCAAAGACCTCCGTCTTGGGCGACAAAGTATAAGTTCGTCATTCAACCAACAAAGGAAAGGTATGATACTTTTTACGGAAGGGTGTTTTATACAGACCCATCTGATAAAAATGTATGGATCAAATTAGAAGGCGAGTTTCAGAAAACAGTAAGCGTAGGGCAAAAGCTGATCGTAAAGAAAGACACGAACGGGCCCTTGAGTTCATTGGTATATGCCACCGTGCTAGCCACTGAAGTTCAGCCATCAAACTTTATCACAGGAACCACATCGATATCTGAGCTACCTGGGTTTTATGCGAAATTCAAAGCCGAAAAATGGAGCGCTAACTACAGTGACACTACCTTCAGTGATACCGGACTAATCAGCAACAGGACCTCGTCCGGAACGGATTGGTCATTCGTAAACATCCCGTTGTTTACGTTCACATCTCCTAGTTCATATGTAAAGTATGACGTTCCCGCCGGATCAATAGTTGACATATACATTTATTGCGAAAGAGCCGGAAGGTGCAGCGGAAATCCCCCATACAGCTGCGGAATGACAAAGTCCGTATTCAGCAAGAGATATATTGCCAGCACGAACTATCCTGATATCAAGGCGTTCTGGGACGGCGAAGGGGTTGATGTTACAACGGCTATATACCCAAACACATATTGCGTAGATAATGGCGGCGAGAATGGTCAATACTACAATAATGTGCTCGCATCATCCGCTCCTTTTTCGACGAGTAACGGAATTCAAGGAAGAAACAGGTACCAGTTTTACACTGACCCCGTAAATGCAAATGCGTTGTATTTAGCCGTTCAAAACGGATCAGCACGCTGTGGTATCCCAGGTGCTAGAAATGCATGGATCGACGCTCAGATCAAGATTCAAAGAACTGACTCGGTCATTGTTTTTGAAACGCTACCTGAAAACGCGGTTCCTGAATTGTACTATGAAAACGAGCAGTCCTTCGACATATCGCCGATTGATGCCGGTAGCTTTCACCAAGGAAACGTGCAGAACCAAACAGCAATCCTTCCGGCTATCGTTAACCTATCGTTTGCAAACTGTGTGTCTTTCGGTAACGGTGTAGAAAGTATGTCGATCGAGGATTCGATCACGGGAGACTACCTGAAACTTGGCCATAGGGTTCACTCCATATCAACCGGATACAAGCTGACAAACCGGTTCTCCGACATGACATATAGCGGAGTTTACAATAGAGAGTCTAATGTAAACAACCTGAACGAGTTCAACCTTGGTCTATTGAACTTTAAGACGCTTGAGCCATTCTATGGGAGCATTCAGTATATGTACCCAAGGGAAAGCGACATACTGGTTTTTCAGGAAGATAAAGTGTCCAAGGTTCTCCTTGGCAAAAACATCTTGTCTGATGCCGTTGGGGGTAGCACATTGGCAAGCATTCCAGAGGTACTTGGCAATCAAGTTCCAAGGCCGGAGGAGTATGGGATTGACAAATACCCTGAGACATTTGCCGTCTATGGGGACAAAATTTACTTTACGGATGCCAAGAGAGGAGCGGTCATTCAGATGATGGGCGATTCAATGACGAGGATTTCGGACATTGGCATGATCTCGTATTTCAGGAATGCGCTCATAAACAACAACGGTCTTAAGAGGGGAGGATATGATCCGTACATGAGGGATTATGTTTTTCACTACGGAGAACCGGTTGCGGAAATTCAAAACATTGAATGCGGAACAACATTCAACTTGAACGAAGCACCAGAAGGATATCCCGGCACGATCATAAGGGCATATTATAGCTTATCATACCCATACCCAACGTATGGAACGATGCAAGTAAGTTTTAATTGGCTAGGAGCCGGACGCGTTTATTGGAGAATATTTTATGACGGCACTGAAGTCGAAAGTGGCCTTACCGACGATACCACCCCATTCTATCAGACGTCTGTAGGCGGTATCAATCAGTCGGTCAACCCACCTTATGTTGAGGTTGAAATACTAGATTATAATGCCGGAACCGACGGATCAGCCAGCATAACGATTGGGTGCCCATCAAACAGCACCATAACTCCAGTAATGGTGGTGTTGTCTGACGGTGCCGATGCCGGGAAAATGGCAACTCAAGTGGTTGGTCCGTCTTTGATCCGAAACTATCAATTTGAAACCCAGCTTAGTGGTAGCGGAGAATACATAGATCATTTGGATCCTACCCAATTTGGATCGGAGATGTTGCCGGATTCTGTTGGAGGGACCTTTAATATGCACACGATAGTTCGAACGAACGGGTTTTCACCGAACGTGACGGATACTAGGTTTAAGCTATTGCTTAGCAACACGCTTTATGGCGTGGGTCAGGGTTCCCTTATTTCCTCATTAGCAGGCCAGTCGAGAACCATAGTGGCTGACAATAACAGCTTTTCCCCGAGCCCATCTTTTGTGTCTGCCACCACTCTTACCCTAAGCTCACTTCCAGCATACGCTTATTATGTATGGGATTACAGAAAGTCTGGAATAGCCATAAATTTATGCGAAGGAGCCTCATCGAATCTGGCCTGCTGCGGAACTTGTAATGACTCTTGCGTTTATATCAATACCAATGCGGCATATAGCGCATATGGAGGATACGGCATATGTTCGTCTCTTTACAATCTTGTCATATACAGATCATCTAGCACCGTTGTTGTTGGAAGCAAGTTCATGCTAAATATGTCAGCGACTATTCCAGCACTTCCAGGGTGGTATAAGTTTTACGATGGATCAGACAAGGTTGCGCAAGTTGGTTCGCTTGGAAGTGTATTGTTAGTTCAACCCTGTTAATATGCCAACCAGATACATAGATTCCTCGGACTTCTCCACGGCATCGGCCGTATGGACTTCGGCCGCAAAAACAAGCAAAGCGCCCGACCAGTGGTACTCTTTTTGCGGAATTGCTCGTCAGCAGGTCAGTGGCGCTTTGGGCCCCGTTTTTGTTTGCGGAAGCGTTTCGGATGGTTGCGCGTCTAGGTGCGCTGAGTCGGTCATAAATGGATACTTTGGAACGCGTACAAGACTATATAGCGGGACTCCATATGCGCCCGGTATGTATAGGAAAAGAATCACGGGCACATCTGGAAAGGCTGCGTTTAGAGTTGAAATAACCGGACTTAATGGGGCGGCTATACCAAATGGCCCTATAGGCGTTCAAATACAACAGACCACAACGCTAAATGAGGCAATAAATCCAAACCAGTACCCATTAAGAGGGATTAGTTTTAACAATTTATCCGCAGCATTTTTTGGGGGAGGAGCGGTAACTGGACCCATACAACAAAGACTTTTTGGGTCCGTAAATGGATGTTACTCGGCTCCAGGAACAACCTCTGTTAACGAATACTTATACAACAAGTCGATATCTGTTAGCTTAGGACTTGACACATTTTTGCCAAGGGTAAACCCGGTGGTAGCAAGACTTGGGACAAACAGATTGTTCACGACTGATACTGGTAGGGGGGTTTTTTATATGTCGCCATCTGGAGGTGAAGACATAGACCTGATCATATGGATTCCTTGTAGCACCACTTTTGGGGCAAATGTGGATGTGAATGTCTTCTGTAGCAATACGTTGAGAGAGTTTACGGCGTATTACCAGGGAGGAGGCGCTGGTGGGGGATGTACCGGGACAGGATACGATCAGAGAAACATATTCTTAGGAAACGTAGCAAACGCCATTGGCGGCTCAATCGGCCTTTACGACTGGGCCTTCTCTGACTTCATGGCTAACGGCGTAAGGGCTGATGGATACTATTGGCTTCCGGTTCAGCCTGGGCTTGCCACTCAAAGCAAGGCCCGTGTTTTAAATGGTATTATTGTTGAGTGGATTAGCCCTTGTACAACTTAAGATATGGCAGACACAGTAGCTTTTAGCGAAGTCGCTAACGGATGGACCTCTCGATTCAGTTACTCTCCCGAGTGGATGACTCACATCAACGGGAGGTTTTATTCTTTCAGCGGGGGAAACCTATACCGACATCAGGACCCAAATAGCACACCGACCGTTTACTATAACGGCGGGGTGAGTGGGTCCAACATTATTGTTGTGTCGAACAATCAGCCTCTTGAAAAGAAGAAGTTCAAGGCCATCGGCATTGACTCAACTAAGAGGCCGACAGTTTCGGTAGTGACAAATGAGTTAGGCGTCATAGATATTGCTCCGGCAAACTTCCTCCTAAAAGAGGGTATGTTTTTCTCCGATCTTAAGACATCGGTTTCGTCCCCGCCTGACCTTAATTCAAGATCCGTCATGGGGCTTGGGTTTGCGACCACCGCAACGGGCGGAGCCTCTAAGACATGGACCTTTCCTGCCGGCGTTATTTCCCCGATGATAAGCACCCAGGATACTCTTTATTACACGATTAATCCGGCCGTAAACACATTGAGTCCGGCTGGACCTATAACGTCCATTACCCCTACAACCATCGTGACATCTTCTGGCGTGCCATTTGCCGGTGGGTCTTATTTTATTGTGATTGTCAAAAACCAGGTCGCAGAGTCTCAGGGCATCCTTGGCGACTATGCCCAGATAACCCTTGCGTTTGGAGCAGGCCAGCTTCCATTCGAAATGTTTGCGATTGAAGTCGATTATATGAAGAGCTTCCCATAAAATGGTATCTTTGCATAATGACGATAAGGGCCATTCAGGACGGTGATTACGAGAACATCCTAACCAAGTGGTGGTCGGACTGGGGATTCCCGGCCCCTCCACCCAAGGAGTCTATTCCTGAGACCTCTTATATCGCATACGACGAGGAAACGCCTGTTTGCTTTTGCTCGTTGTACTTCACCAATTCAAGCATGGCATGGCTTACCTGGCTTCTTTCAAACAAGGAGTACCGCAAAAAGCCACACCGTAGGTACATCATGAACGCAATGATTGACTCCGTTTCTCATTTTGCGAGACAGCAAGGGTGTTCACTGGTATATACAGTATCCAACAACCGGTTTGCCGTAGAGGCCTTTGAGACAGCCGGCTTCAAGAAAGCATCATCAAACGCAACAGAACTCATAAAGACATGGGAGCAGAAGTAGCATTAGGCGCCGCAGCAGCAGGCGCTGTAGTAAACATGGTCGGGTCATTTGCCCAGGCCAATCAGCAGCGGAAACTTGCGGCCCAGGCCCAGGACGCTGCGGCTAAAGCCGTAAGAGAAGCAAGGGCAGAACTCGAGACCAATTACTTGAGCTCGATCACCCTTCCAACAAAGGCCTATGAGGCCCAGCGTGAAGCCATTGGGCAGCAGGCGGCAGACCTCATGATGGCCGGTGTTGAGGGCGATCAGAGGGGCGCAGGGGCCATCGCATCACAGCTAATGGCCGCAAGGACAAAGGCAGAGCAAGACCTCATGGCTCAGATTCAGAAGGACGACCTCGAACGCCAAAAGCTTATTGCCGGCGAAGAGGCTCGCCTTGCCGGCGAGAGAGCTGGCATCTCATTGCAAGAGGCAAGCGGTGCCGCTCTAGCTCAGCGAGACGCGATGATCGCAAGGGCTAAGTCTCAGGAGAATGCGTGGGGGTCTATAGCTGATGTTTCTGGCGTTTTTGCTAAATACGGGTTTGATAATCCTTCAAAGAAATGAGTTACTTTGGATATAAAAGCATGGATGGCCAGGGAGTGGCCGATCTCAGAAAGTCATTGTCTCAGCCATTGGCAGAGGCGGCATCTACTTTTCTTGAAAACGTAGAAAAGCGCAAGGAGGAGGCATTGACCCTTCAGCGTGAATCGTCTAAAGCGGTCAGGAACTCTCCGTATGGGCTGTCTAAATCGGCCCAACAGGCGGCTCTTACCTTGGCGACAACGGGTGCCGGAAAGTTGCAGAAATTGAACAAGGACTACAACTCCGGGACCATATCTTTCAAGGAGTATAAGTTTGCCCAACAAAACATCGTTGATGAGACGTTGTCTCAATACGACGTCTTAACGAAGTCGTCTGCTCTTAGCAAGGCTAAGTATGAGGCTATAGCAAAAGGCGAAGAGGATCCTATGTCGGTTTTTATCGGAGACAAGCTTCAAAAGGAATCGAACTTGTCAGATTTAACCCCAGACTACACTCCAGAGGGGATCCTGGTTTATAAAAAGTCAGATGGAACTGAACTGTCCGGAAGAGAAGTCGTTCAAATGCAAACTTTCAGGCTTCCAAAATTTAACTATCTATCTGGTGTTAATGATTTCATGAAAGAGGTTGGGACGCAGGAGGCTCTTGGTTTTGGCAAAATAGCAACAACTACATCTGTTTTAAATAACCCAAACTTCAAGGATGCTAAAAAAAAATACATCGAGAGTCAGTTGGCAAATCCGTATACGGTACAATCAATTCTTGGCCAGACGGCATCCGATTTGAATTCTGTTTATACCGATAATCCGGCAGAAGCGGAAAAGGATCCCAATAAAATCCTCATTAGACCAGGGCAAAATGCCCTTGGCTTTGAGCCGGTTATCACGGAATACCATAAGGAAAAAGTGAGAAAGGAACTTGAGTCTCAAATAGAGACACGCGTATCTAGCGTGCTCCAGTTGAAGCCAGAGGGACAGAAGGCGGAAAATAAGCCGACTGAGGGAGAGCAAAAAATGGCTCGAGTCCAATCAATTATCTCAAACGCATATTCTGGCGACAAAAAGGCGCGAGGGGCTTTTATATCAGCCATTTCTAGCGCAAGGCCAGGGATACAGAATGCAAGTTTTGCCAATGTAAATGGTGTCCCGACATTTACTTACAAGCAGGTAAGCGCATCCCCAACGGGAGGGACAGTTGAGACCAACCATAGCATACCTCTGAGTAGCTTGAATGATTTTGCGGTATCAGTTGGGCCACTGTTTGGGGTCACGATTGGAGCTGGAGAAATGACAGGGCAAGGAATGGGATCACTTGAAGAAGTGGAAGTTGGCGGCGAAAAAGTCGCCAAAAAGCTACCGACAAATTCTACTGCTATCGTAAACATAGATGGAAAGTCATATCGGTTTAACAAATCGATCATAGATAGTGGCGTGACCACTTTTTCTGAGAGCCTGAATGATAGGGGGTATCCCGTTGTTGCAAACGTGCAAAGCGGAGAGGGATATTTTACCGTAAAGAATAAAGACGGGTCTGAAAGAAATATTGCCATAGGCACGGAGGGCACATATCAAGGAACCCGAATTCAAAAAGCCATGAATGAAGTATTGAAACATTACAGAAACCTAAAATAACCTAATGGATCCACTTTTTTTGGCATCGCAGGATGCAGAGCGACGTAGGAAAGAAGAAGAGCGACTCAAGAAGGAACAATTTGAGGCGCGTATGAAAAAGAGGGAGGCATACTATGCCAACACACCTGAAGCCAGAGCGCAAAGACAGAAGGATGCATTGAAGGAAAGGCAGGCGAAGGAAGCCAACAAGCCCGGAAATATTGGCAACGCCAATCTGCCGGGCCCAAGGGTAGGCAAATTGCCAGAGGGATCTACGCAAGCACCTATAGCAAGTCAGATAAGGGCGTCGTACCTGGACTACCTCAAGGATTACAAGGAGGAAGAAGCGCCGGTAGTCACGAAACAAAAAGCCTATGTGCCTCCGCAAGAGGTGGCTGGTCTTTCTTCGCTTGAGAAAGGCGTTGATATGGAGCCGTTTGTCAAGGACTTCAACTCAAAGTATTCGAAGTATGGTATCTACGCGAAGTCTGGAACAACGGGCGTTCGAGTATCAACCACTGATGGCAAGAAATCAATGGATATCCCCGGGGCTCTTGGAAAAGTAGCCGGCGGATCCGATGCCCTCAAGAAATTTGTATCAGAAAATTCGACAAGGGATATTGTCGGTGACCTTGGTTTTCAAGAAAAGGCCAAGTTGGCCAAACAGCAGAGGCCTGTTGCCAGGTTAAACAAGGATGGATCTGAGAGTACTCATATGTACTCTTATGCGCAAGTTGGAAACAAGTTCGTCGCGTATCCAACTCTTTTCCCGAAATCCGCTGAATCAACAAGCAATCCTAAAGACTGGATGGAGCTTGATGGCGATAAGGCCTACAGCGAAGCGAAGAGGAGAGGTGAAACCGTTGAGTTTAACGATGAGGCGTCTGCAAAGGCGTTTGCTGCTGGGGCATGGAAGAAGTCGGTTGATCCGGGCGAAGAGCTTAGCAGAAGGGTTTTCAGGAAGATGGGGCTCGACAACTACGATCAAGTAGCCGCCGCAAAGAGAAGGCAAAACGAAGTAGAAGAGAATCTAACTGAAATACGCGAATACGAAGAGGCCGGCGTTCCGAGTGCGGCGATCCGCGCGAAGTATGGCAAGGACATAAAGGCAGCAAAGCAAAAGCTCATCAGTGAGAGAGACGAACTCTATGAGTTCACTACATCTGACAAGGTTAGAGAGGCTATCGAGGAGTCGTCGGCGGAACAAAAGCGAGCCGTGTCCAGGTTGAGGGCCCAAGCAAAAGAAGAAGCGGCCAGGGCCAAAGAAATGCTTGCCTCAATAAATAAATACACCAAGGGCAAGTATGGTGAGGAATTCGTTGATCCGAGGAACTTCGAGATAAACAAAAATGTCGAAAGGTTATTGGCTAAAGACCCGATCGAGTATTCTTCAGTGATCAGGAATCTAAATGTCGCCTATAACACATACAAGCTGGCTTCAGATAAGGCGTTCACCGAAAAGACCTACCTAAACGCAACCCTGGACAAGTATGCCCAGGAGAGATATACCGGAGCGATAAATAGCCTTTACAACTCCACCATGTCAAGCCTCAAAGAAGGTGACATGAAAAGAGTGATGGCTAAGTCGCTTTTGGCTGACCCAAATGCCAATCCAGACGACCCGGCTTTGGCTTTAGAATTGGCGAAACTTGCGGCAAAAAATGTCCCAAGCGATATTTCGCTAAATCAAAAAAGGCTCAATGAGGCGATGGAGACCAATAACCTGGAGGGTATCTGGGATGCGATTTCCGAAAACCCATTTGAAGCAGTCGCCGGCGCAGTGATCAGTTCTTTTGCGCAGGTGTTGCCCATAATGCTGGACGTTATTCCCATGACTATGGCAGCCGGAGCAGGAGCTGGGGCGGCGTATGGGGCAAGGTTAGGGCTTAAGGGAGCGGCAGCTGGAGCTTTAGCTGGCGGCCTTAGAGGTCTCACATACGGTCAGTCTATGTCTCAGTTTACTCTTGAGGTAGGCGATGCGATGTTGTCTAAAGCAAGAGAGAAGTATGATCTCACGGACACGAATCAGGCCGCCATGGCTTTAAGGGATCCGGAGGTTATTGAGGCTGCCCGGACAACGGGATTAGCGAGAGGCGGAACTATTGGCGCAGTTGACGCACTTACGACAGCGCTTACCGGTCGACTCAATCTGGTCAAGCCACTGGCCTCAAGGGCAAGCCGCGTGAGTGGTACTGTATTGGCTAAGACGGCTATCGATATCCCCAGCGAAATGTTGGGTGAGACTTTGGCTCAAGCAGCCGCCGGTCAACAATTCAGCGCGTCTGAAGTAGCCATGGAAGGCGTGGGCGCCTTTGGGATGAACACGCCAACAACGGCTGTTGCCATATACAAGCAGGCCAGGGGCGATTATTACGCGAACATCGCCGACAAGATGTCGAAGTCTCCGTCCTTCATCCGACATATGGGTGAAGACCTGGGGACCGTTGTCGACTGGACCAACAATATGCGCCAGACCGGACAGATAAATGCAGCGACTCAACAAGACATCCTGATGAATGTGTCTTCCGTCCGGGAGGCCAGGTCTATGTTGTCAGCGGCTAATCCGAATGTGGCTCAAAGGGCGAATCAGTTGTTCTTTGGTACAGGCACAAAAGCGGAGGACCGGTTGGCTTTGTTGGTTCGCGCCAAAAACATTCTCTCATCAAACCCGACCGGCAATAAAGCGACGCTATCGGAGATTGATAACGAAATCAATTACACCGTTCAGAACAAAGAGGTTGCTCCTAAAAGTATTTCCGTTGACCTGTCCTCGATAGTCCCACAGGACACGATGTATATGCTCAACGGGAGATTCGTCCTCGCTGATGAGATGGAGAACTTTATTGGCAGCGGCAAGGACGGAGACAAAGACTTGACCGAATCCGATGTCGTTATCGTTGGGGACGATCGTCTCCGCAGCCTTTTCGCCGAGGCAAAGAACATGGGCGCCGGCGTGAACATCGATGAGTACGAAGACGGAGAGGCGATAACGATTTCGGCCGAAACAAAAGACGAGCTACCTGCTCGTTTCCGGGAGAAAGCGAAATACAACGAAAAAAACAAGCGCTGGGAAGCAGTCACTATCAAAGAAGAGGTGAAGGCCGCTCCTGACATGGGGCCCATCACGAATGTGGTATCCGATGAGGTGTATGAGGCATTCCAGCAGGACAAGACATCTGTTCCTGAAGATGTGCTGAATGGAGTTGCTATTGCAATGGGACAGAACAAACCGCTAAGCGCCAGGCAGGAAGAGATATACCAGGAGTACAAGGATCAAATCAAGGAGTACGAGGATTTGTCCGGCGTGATATCTTCTTCAAAGGCCGAAATGGAGACGGCAACACAAGCGCTTACCGCTAAAGACCGGCAGGTTTACGCTATCGATCGGCGCACTGGAGATCGATTCTCCGTGTCCAACGCCGAAGAGTTGGCTAAAGCCGGAGAACGTGGTATGAAGATCGTTACCACCACGAACAAGCTTTCCGGGGCCATCGCCTTTTCCAAGAGAGGGTCTAAAATGGCGGCCGACGATGTCCGTACGCTTAAGTACGTGAAGGACTTGATGAACCAAGTTGGTTTAAGCAAGTCAAGCTATCAGAACGCTGTTGAGCAAATTGCTAAGGCCGTAGAGAATGGAGCCGATGTTGACTCCGCAATCAATACTGCAATCAACAACCTGAATAATTCGGTCGGCGTTGGCAGGTGGAACCAGAGCAAGTTCAACATGATCATGCGGGAGATCACGGGGACGGCTGTCAAGAAGTCGGCTCCAACCAAGGACATGAGGGTTGATGTGAACATGGGCGAGTCCATGGTGAAACCAAGGGATGTTACCTACACCAAGAAGGTGTTGAGTATGCTTTCCAAGAAGTTCAACGCTGACGCCAAGGTAATCAACGACCCATCCATAATGAAGAGCGGCTGGGTGGATTATTCCGGGCCCAAGCCAACCATATACATCAACACAGCATATTCCGCCGTAGATGCCCCGATGCATGAATACGGCCATGTGTTCCTCGATTTGATTAGAGAGAACAATCTTAGCCTTTACCAACAAATCCTCCGGGAGACTTTTGGCGTTGGCGCTACAGATCAGAAGGACTTTCAGTCTGCATACGACAATTACATAAAAAGCGGAAAGGTAAGCGTTCCTCTCTTTAACTATGTGGACGCAAAGGTTCAGGCAAACCGCGAGAGTGGTCTCGTAGACCTATTCGACGGAATGTCCAAGGAAGAGGTTGATGTATACAATGCAGTTAAAGACGGCACTGCTGAGTTCGATAGGCCTGAGGTTGTTCGGGAGATGTCTATCGTTGAAAGGCTTTACCCTGAATATAACACAAGACAAAGAGACGAAGAGGTTATCGTAAGACTCTTGGGTCAGTACGCGACAAAGGAGCTCGATGAAAGAGCCAAGTCGTACAATGCCATCAAGGAGTTTTGGGAGGCGATAAAGACCATGTTGGCTCAGGCCATCAAGATGTCTATAAAAGACATTGGAGCGTCCGTTGACGAGAATCTCATAAGGGACACCATTGTCCCGAACTCTACTCTACAGTACATCGGTATGCTCATGGCTAATCCGAATCTGAAGTTTAAGGACAAGATTCAGACTCAATTTGCATCGACGCAAGATCCTTATTTAAAGAAGATAACAGACGCATACGAGGATGCATCTGAGAGAGCGAGGCTCATGATGTTGTCGCCCAATGCAGCTATTCTTGCCGGGCAGCCAGATTCGAAATCATGGAACATGATTGTCTTCGAGGATAGGCAGAAGGCAATCGATTCGATGGACAATATGTTGTCTGGCGTTAAAGCTGTGTTATCAGAATTGGAGTCATACATGAACGACTCGAATGCCGTTTACAGAGACCTCAAAGACTTTGTCGAAAAGGCTGGTCCATTGTATGACCCATATACGCAAATTCAAAACAATGCATTTTTAGACAACGATGAGTTTTTGAGAATATGTAAGAAGGTGTCCGATTACATCATGGATCCATCTCTCGAAAGGCCATCAAATATTGAGATGCTTATAGGGCTGTTCGGAAGCGATACTTCTGCGGCAAATGATTCATTTAGCTCTTTTTTAGCAGCATTTGAGATAGAGAAATCACTTGAGACCGGTGTTCCGTTGCAAGATGAGGCTCTTATAAAGTCTTTTGTATACGGGCTTACACCGGGATTTGAGAATTCCTTTCCCGCAATTCGAAAAGACATAGAATCGACAAACAAAGAGCTTACAACCCAAAGACCCGAGTTCCATTTATGGTCTATGGTTTCAAGCTCTAAGGAATCATCGCTTGGGCGAGCAGCATCGTTTTTCGGATCAACCACTGGCAATTTCCCGACGGATGCAATTGACCAAAAAGGTGTCGATAACGGTAGGACAAGGGTAATGGCCAGGCAACAAAACCGCCGAGTGAAATCCGCCAATGATGGAGGGGATTTCCTTGCGTCATCCTTGGTTACCAATCCAATGATGAGAAACTTAAACGAAAGCTTTCTGAATGGAATCGCTTACGTTCATATCCCATTCTCTGGAGACATTGAAGGGAAGAGTCTGATAAGAGACTCGAAGAAAGAAAATTTTGGATCGGTACAGACGGGCGGCGCTCAGTTTATTGTCAGCGGTCTTGCCCCCAATAACGCCACAACGATGGCGTTAGGTAGTCAAGGCGAGGACTTTGTTGGGTTCTTGGACGCAAATGTTGATGCCCAAATCAAAAGAATGTCTGCCACAGCGGCCGCTCCAACAGGACAAAAAATATCAAGGTTCACCATTGACGTACCGGGAAGAGGACCAACGGAATATAAGGTTGAGGCGAATAGGTCTAAAGATGGCTCGGTGTATGTGTCTTTCACGGCTGGGGGTAACTATCCAATGACTGGAAACGCCATGCAATCTATGCCAATGGTGGCAAGTGAAGTGTTAAGAATGTGGGCCGGAACTCCCGTGACTAAGATAACTTTTTCTGTTGCAATGGGAGGCGGAACAAAGAGGCCTGGGGGCGAAGTTCGTGCTGGTGTTTACAATTTAATTGCAAGAAGGATGTTCGGCAAGTACGCCGTTGAGTCCGGAAGTCAATATGAAATCATTGTTCCTGACGCGTTTAGACCAATGGTGAGCCTAGACAACAATGCCGTTAAAGACATGAGGGTCGATGGGCCTGGCATTGTACAGAACGACGCGGTCAACTCGACGAAGTACATTATACCAATGCTGAAACTCTTGTCAAAGAAGTTCGGTACGAAGTATCAAGTAATAAACGATCCGTCTATCATGAAGAACGGATGGGTCGACTACAATGGGGCTGAGCCTGTCATTTATGTCAACATGGCTTATCCAACCAAAGATGTGGCTGCTCACGAATATGGCCATATTTTCATTGACCTACTGAAGGTGCATAACCTTACACTATACAAAGATGTAGTCAGGGAAATATTTGGTGGTGACAGGAAAGAAATCATAGATGATGCCGATTATCAGCAATTCCGGGACACCAATAAGGTTTCGACATCTATATTCAACGGGGCTCAATATCTTATCGCAAAGGGATTGACTGTTGACCCGAGAATGCAAGAAATGTATGATGCGGTAATGAATGGAACCGCTAGCACGGAAAAGCCTTTGATTGATGCGGAGAGAAGATATGTGGCAAGGAATTATCCTGACTTGAGCATAATCGAGCAAGAGGAAGAGATACTTGTGAGACTTCTCGGAAAGCTTGCTGCCGATGAGTTTACAAAGCAGTCCTCTCTGTATGAGACGATGATGAAGTTTTGGAGGGGTATCTACGACCTCATCAGGTCTGCAATTCAATTGTCTGTAGGAGACCTTGTGGTCCCTCAAAGCATGGGCGCCGACGTAACGCTCGAGTTTTTAGCCAAAGCACTGGTGAACCCAAGAGTCGTGTTTACGGATAGGCTAAAAGGATTCAATAGATCTACGTCTACGGCAGGTATGCCTCAATGGCTTATCGACATGGAAGACACATATAATAGGGCTCGCATCTCTGCGGCCTCTAAAATGCAGTCTCCCAATAGCGTCCTCTCAGTTATGGGCACGGATTCAGATGCTAGAGGTCAGGTCGTTGTTTTCGGGGATAAAAGTGAAGCGATATCCGTTGCCGAAGAGTACAATTCAAACATGAATAAGTTGTTTGACATCGCTGTGGACTACGGAAACAACGTCACTCCAGAGCAAATGCTCAGGGATTATGAAAATGCAAAGATTCAGTTTTCGGGGCAACATGATGTGAATGAAGTTTCTCAGTCAAGATCTGGATTTTCGATGTCTTGGTACGAAGATATTCAACAAGAAATCTATTTAGCGTTTGAGGGACAAGGTCAGATGCCTGATGCTTTTCGTGTTTTCGCTCTCATGGTGCATCCTGATGAAGGGGGGGCAGGTATATCTAGATTTAGGGGATGGGATTTGGTTAATAGGGTTGCTGTAGGAGATTCCGATATGTCAGCCTTAAAAAACGGGATTGAAATAAGGATCGATTCGGTTAAGGATTATCTCAGCCGGGCCCAGAGCAATTTTAACGTTGGGCATAGAGTCAATCCGCTGCATACAGCATCCATGATCGCAGCGACAACCACTAGTAGCGCGGAGGCATATGAGAGAACGATATTGGGTGTGGCTGGGCAGCAACAGCCTAGTGTACCCGACCAGAGTTTTGCAGAGCGGCGTTTTAAAGCTCCAGACGACTTCAATGATAATAACTTCTCTCTGGCACCGGGAAGCATGGTTACTCTTAGAGTGTATATTAATGAACTAGCGTCCAGAATGAGCTTTGTTGCAATTCCAGTGGATGCTAGGACCGATATAGAGTTAGCGTTTGTGGGTCCGAGAGAAACCATAAAGACGCAGCCTGGTATTTCGACTTTAAGAACACACATCCTTGAGAATCAACAAGGCGATTGGGCTAGAGATAACTCAGCAGCTTTAGACGGACTTGTTGCAGAAACTATTCGACGAGCAAAAAACGCCGTCACTTCTCCGCCAAGTTCTTCTTCTTCAAGATCTAGGACAAAAGAAATCATGGTTCAGGTTCCTGAACTCAAGGATAAAGACACGGGCGTGGTTACTCCGGCTTATGTAGTGACTTACCAGGTTCATACCGATCTCGAAAGCAACTCCTTTGGTCAAGGGATAAGCCTTAGATTTAACGTGAAAGGAGACACATACCTGAAATTAGAGAATGCGCAACAGTCTATGCCGAGCGTTATTCGAGCGGCTATAAGCTTATGGGAAGGAACTCCTTTGTCATATATCACTTTTGGAGTTTCGGGCATAGGAAAAGACAGCTATAAGCCTGACGGAACAATAAAAAGAACTGCGAAACAGCAAAGGGAGCAGGTTTACAACTTCTTTGGCAGAAAAGTAGCGGGAAAATATTATGAGCAGAGCGGTAGTGGTACAACGATATTGATCCCCGAAACAATGAGGCCCGTCATAAATAATACCAATCAGGGCATAAAAGACTCAAGGGTAGACCTCGACCTTAGGAATGATGGCACCGGGATTATGCTTAATGGAACGCCGGATGAAGAAATGGCTGGGCAAACACTTCCGCCTTCATTTAAAGAGGAACTGGCAAAAACGCCAGCCATATTCCCGGATGAGTACAGAGCGTCTGACGTGTTGGATGAAACTCACGCCAGTGGATCGAAGTTCATTGGTATAATAAAAAAATGGGCGAACGGCGCTATCAAGTACAAAAAGAAAACTGGCGATGTATCGGTCGAAAAAACCTTCCTTGTCCCTTTTGCCGACAAAAATGTTTACAGTCAACTAGAGAGATTGGAGAGAGAGATTGACGCCAAAGAGGGAGATGTAGAGGCAAAGACCGAAGAGATGAATACGATCGCAAAAGAGTATTACCAATCCACAATGCTTGGAATGGTTCAGAACTTGCTTGCGATATTCGACTCTCTTACCGACGACTTTAAGGCAAAGGCAAAAGACTGGTATATAGGAGCCAACAGGACGGCTAACTTCTTGTCCAATAAGTACGGCGTATCGTTGGAGCAATCCTCCGCGATACTTGCCGTCTTCAGTCCGAAGAAAGAGTGGTTCAATAACATTGCAGATGCCGAAAGGTTTCTTGATGTTATGAAGAACGACTATCAGACCGTATTCACCAAAGCAGATGCAGACAAGGTTATATCAAAGTTGACGAAGGGCAAGGTGAATAGTTTAAAAAGTCGACGCAAAATCGAAGACAGTCAACTCAAAAAGTTCGCCGAATTGCTGAATGCTCACTTTAAGAAATACGGCGAGGTGTCCATGGAACAGATGGATCGAATGGGGGTTTCTGAAGAGGTTCAGTCACAAATCGTAAGGGGGCTTATGTCCCTTAACTACCCGAAGAATACATACGGTATGTTTAATCCGGATGGGACTTTTGACAGGCCATCCACGACCACATATTCCGAGAACAGCTACGATAACATGGGTAAGGCAATGCGGATATACAAGGACGGGTCTCTTCAGAACATACACCAGGAACTGGGGGCGTACAATAAGATCCGTAATTTCTACAACAACATCGTAGACCCCAATAGCCCAATCCCATATGTAACAGCGGACACCCACGCGCTATCTGGGGCCCTTGGCATATCAGTATCTGCCGATGAGGCATCCGCCTCTGGTCTTTTTGCCGAGGGGTTTTCGTCCATATATGCCATGACCAAAGAGGCATACATTATTGCAGCTCAGATCACCGGATATTCCCCTAGAGAGATGCAGTCCATTGTTTGGGAGGCCGTCCGCACTGGCATTAACGACAAAGGTCGTAGTGCAGCGCAAAAACAAAAGATATTTAGCACAGCCACGCAGAAAAATAAGAAATCTAGATATGAAAGAACAACCGAAACCATCAATGAAAACCAAAGCAAAAACCCAGAGTGGGGCGGAGGAAATGTCAAAATCCAGGTTCCTGAATTTTTGCAGGGAGCTGGAGATCGAGCCAAGTCAAGATTACGCGAAATTCTACTTAAATGGAAGCAGCTCAGAGGAAGAGTCGGGGCCGCTGCCAACATGGGTGGAGGGTCTACCCCTAAAAACAGCGCAAACTACGCCTTCCTAAACTCAAGGGGTAGCATAAAGCGATCCATGCAGGTCGTCAGGATGCTACAAAAGGCTTTCCCTGATGCGGTCGTGTTCATGAGCGAGTCAGATTGGAACGAGATGGCTCCAAGCCTGAACATTAAGGCAAACGGAGCATACGGTGTCACTCAGAACGGAAAGGTGTACATAAATCCAGCCGTTCACAAGGGCGATACGGATATGTTTGAGACTGTAATTCACGAATTCGGTCACCTTTGGGTTAACTACATCAAGACATACAACAAGGCTCTTTACGGCAGGGGTATTGCGCTTGCGATGGAAGAGCCTGATGTGGCTTCCGGAAAGATGAGCGCTGAAGAAATGCTTGCAACCATGATCGGACAGAGAGGCAAGAGTGAATTGCTTGTAGCGTCTGAGAAATTTGGGTCAAAGCAGAAATTCAAGAACTTCCTTGGAGAGCTGTACGATATGCTAAGGAACGCCTTCAGGTTCCTAAGAGGCATGAGTGATGCCGAGATCGCGAGTCTTACGATGGATGAATTTATCGGTGGAGCGTTGATGGATTTGTTCTCTGGAGTGCCGATTCCGGAAAGCAGAGAGGCTTTTGAAGCCACATTTTCGGCGGATCCGCAGTTCCGGGAAACCGAGTCTGTTTACGACATGGTCAGCAGGGCAAGGATTGAAGGGTACAAAGACTCCGAGATCGCAAGGATGCTTGAGAAGAACTTGCCGGCTACTCCAGACAGAAAGGACATCATCATCGATGCTCTTCGCGTCATGCCGTTTGACTTGTTCAACGAGTTCCCAGATTCGTTTAAGAATCTCCCCGGTGGTATCAATCTTGGCAAGACCATGCTGACATCGGTATTGGACGAGGTGAAGAAATTCGCCAAGAAAGCCGTTGATGGCAAGAAACCAACCATGGCGAAGGTCCGGCAGTTTGCTTTGACAGAGCTTGGCAAGAGGGACGCTTTCAAGGATGCTCCTGAGTCATTGCGTATGCAGATGATGATGGACCTCGACTCTATCGTCAACATCACCGAGAACAAAGCGATCCAGAATCGCATGAAGGAGTACGCCAAGAAGGTGAGGGCGATGAAGAAGGGCGCAAGAGAGTTGACCAAGATCAAGAAAGAAATGATGTCGCTCATCAGGGCTGGTCTTCCAAAGACCATGTACACCCGTAGCGATGTGGTTACTCTGTTGCGTAAACTCAACGAGGCCACTTACGCAAACATCAAGCAGGTCCAGGATGAGGTGTTCGAGTTCATTACGAGCATCAAGGTTCGCGACCTAAAGGAGAAGGTCAAGAAGCAGTTGGACATAGCCACGACAAAAATCGAGTACAACAAGAGAAAGGGTAAGTCCACGATTGGTCTTCAGGACACCATGGAGTTCATCAACCAGAACATCATGGACGAAAAAGCGTCTCCAGAACAGATCAACGAAAGGATCGTGAAGCTGCAAGGCATTATTGACACGGAGTCGAACCCGGACATAATCGCAGCAGCCCAGATGGCTATGAACTACAATAGAGCCCTGATGCTTGAAGACAACGAGTTCATCAAGTATCAATACTTGAGCGATGTGTCTGATTTCCTCAAGGCGCTTATCAACGAAGACCGGGCGATCTTCAGACAGATCATGGCGGAATCCGTGGCCTACTACAACAACTTGAAATCGGCTGCTTTCTTTGACATAACCGGTAACGCTGTCGACTTCAGTAACGCCCAAGAAGTTGAGGCGGCTGAGGATTCATTGTCCGGCGCACAGGTCGAGCAATCAAGGAGCCGTTTTAGGGCAATCATGTCAAAGGCCGCAAGCTCTCTGTTTGTTGCGTTTGAATCGATTGAGGGTCTTGTTGAGCGAATCTCTTTCGCGGCAGACGAGATGTTCGGCGGTGTGTTGAGGAGTATGATCACCAATAGATTCGATAACGCAAGAAGGACGCATGACATATACAATGCATACGCGTCCAATATGCAGACTGAAAAGGCTATTGAGATATGGGGCAAGAAATACAGAAGCGCGCTCAGGAAAAATGCCACTCAGAAGTATGAGATAAAGCTGAAGGATGGCAATTCGATTCGGATGACAATGAACCAGATGTACTACATCTACAATTTGTATAAGGATCCATCTAATTACAAGGCTCTTGATTCGATGAAGCACTTTAAGGGCGACATCAACGGGCTAATGAGCCAAATCAACAACTACTTCAACACACCAGAGGGTCAAAAAGTGAAGGAGTGGGCCGATTGGCAAGTCGATGAGTTGTATCCCGCTCTTTACGACATATACAACCCGGTGTACATGAGGATATACCGAACTCGTATGCCATGGAATAGGTACTATGCCGGCAGAATCTACAGAGAGGGTGCTACGCAAGATGTTGCTCCTGACCTATTGGGCGATCGTGGCTCATCGTTCATCACTTACATTGGCGGAGAGTCGACAAAGATGAGGACAGCGTTCAACGCTCCTATCTATATGGACGCTGATGGAGGAAGAGATGGAGACTCAGTGATGATGGCTTATCTCAACGACATGAACTTCTTTGCAAGTCACGCTGAGGTCATAAGGGATGTTGATAAAGTGCTGAAAACCAAGCTGATAAAGGACGCAATAGACGTGTATGCCAGCAAAGATGTGTACGACGCTTTATTGGAGATGATTAAGTCGGTTCAGGATGTAGGATTTAACTACAATAAGTCTGACAAATTGGTAACAAAGATTACAGACTCAATATACTCAAAGATTACCAGGGCGAAGGTGGCATTGGTGCCAAGGATTTCTTTGACCCAGTTCACTTCTTTGATTGGTTTTATTCCATACATAGGTCCCGTTGCTTGGTCCAAGTACCTTGTCGAAGCCATAAATCCTGCCGGGCCATCCTACATGAAGGAGATCATTGAAAATTCTCCGACCATTGCGAAGAGATACGACACCAACGAGATAACGAGAATGCTTAGCGACTTTCAGGCGCAAAGGAACTCGCTTGTTGGACTTAATGAAACGCAAAGGCTTTCAACCATTACTCAATCATTCATTAGGTTTGGTGATAAGGCGAGTCTTATTGGCGTACTGCCAAACTACTTGTACTACAAGAAGGAGTTCTTGAAGAAGAATCCCGGGAACGAACAAGGGGCCATCAATTACGCATTGTCAAAAATTGAGCCCCAAGTAGACTCCGTAGCACAAAGCTCTGCCGCTAAAGACAGGAGCTTGGCGCAAAATTCGAGCGTATACCGATATGCATTCCCATTTGTGAGCGCACCATTGGCATTGGCCCGAAGAGAGATGCACGCTATTCGTAACATCTTTAGAATCCTTACCGGCAAAAAGGCCAAGGGGACTCTTGTTGGGAACATCGGGGCATTGGCAGTATACCACATCCTAATGCCTACTCTTGTAACATTGGCCATAAAACTGCCAACAGTTTTGTTGGGAGACTGGGACGAGGACGATGAAGATGATGTAAAGGCCGCTGCTACTTTCGGCAACTTGTACCTGCTTGGTATCATTCCGCAAGTTTTCTACGCAATGATTGAAAAGCTCAGAGGTAAGCCATGGGCTGACGCTGTTGGTCAAAGCATTATTGCCGAGGAACTGTTTAGTGTAGCGGAGATCATCCTAAAGCTCTTCAACCCAGACACAATGCCTCTCACAAGCGATGACAAGGCCTACATCCGCCAGGAAGGCGGAGATCCAGAGGAGTTTAAGGGGCCAATAGATGAAGACAAGCGCAGAGAGGTCGCCATGAAGCTAATCCTCAAGAGCATTGACATGAAGACCGGTGTTGGCGCCGAAAACGCCGGCAGGTTTGTCAAGAATATCAACGCCATCGCTGAAGGCGAGGTTGAGGATGTTAGCGATATATTTGCGAGGTTGCTTAACCCTCCACCGAGTACCTTTAAGGGAACCGGAAAGTATGACAAGAAAAGGTACACCGAAGACGACCTCCAATACATGAAGGCCGAAAACCCAGAGCTTTACCAAAGAATAGTCGATGAAAATAGAGGCAAAGAGTAAGAACATCCACATCATACACGTTGACGACGAGCAGGAGTTTCTGCTGATAAGTGATGCGCACTGGGACAATCCGCATTGTGACCGGGAGCTTTTGGAGAACCACCTCAAGGAGGCCGTCAAGAGAAACGCCATCATCCTCATCAATGGGGACCTATTCTGCTGTATGCAGGGGAAGGCCGATCCTCGTAGGAGCAAGGACGACATAAGGCCGGAACACAACAACGGCCGGTATCTTGACTCCATCGTGTCAACGGCGGTCGAGTGGTTTAAACCATACGCCAAGAACATCGCCGTAATTGGCTATGGGAACCACGAAACCGGCGTGATGAAGAACGCGGAGACAGACCTCATCGCTAGGTTCGTGGACCTACTCAATTACAGCACGGGGTCGGAGGTTTATGCCGGAGGATATGGGGGGACCATTGAGGTCGTGATGAACTATGCGGGGGAACGCGGCAACCAATCGTTCGCCATACACTATTTCCACGGGTCTGGAGGCGGTGGACCGGTCACAAAGGGCGTTATCCAGGACCAAAGGATGATGGCCCAGATTGAGGGGTACGACATGACCTGGCAGGGCCACGTCCATGAGTTGTACCACCACATAAACATGATCCATCGGTACGATCGGCTGAAGAAGGCGATCTCAATAAGGCCTATACACCAATTACGCACCGCCACCTACAAGGAGGAATGGGCAGACGGCTACATGGGATTCCATGTGGAAAGGGGTAGGTCGCCCAAGCCCATGGGCGGCTACTGGATGAAGCTGAAAGTAAAAAGGCAGTATTCCGGAAGGGGCCCCGAACGATACATCTCCGCAGAATTGAGCCCCTGCTCTGATATGTACTAACTGCCGTCTCCGTCAGCCTCTGGGTTGACGGTCTGTATGTTGAATGGTGAAGCCTTTATCTCCGCCAACTGCTGAGATATGGACGCCACGGCAGCCTTGACGGAAATGTCGTCCTCGTCAACTATGGCCTCATACAAGCAGGCCATCTCGTCATACATGGACGAAAGCCTCTTTATGGCTATCTCGGCTCGCTGATCGCTATTCATGATCCAAAGATAATGTGTCGCACCAAATCGGCGTTTTTTCGCCAATATAAGCGTATCTGACATTGAAATCAAAATAATCCATGGCCTCTTCTTCGGTCATGTCTCTCATGAGAATCTCGATGCATTTGTCAACAGAGTAAATGACCCGCATCTCTCTGCGCTCAAGGCCAATGATGGCTTCGTTGAATCCATCGGCGTACATGAGTTCGCCGAAGTACTCATTGATTAGTGTGTCGTACAGATTGCTCATTTTAACCGGAGGATGGTCATGTCTTGTGGCGCCGGTGGGATGCCACCGAAGTATGCGGGTAGCGTATAAGTGATAAGGGGTATGCGCACCTTGAAGGTCGTAGAGAAATCATTGATATGCACCGAGGCGTTGTTCCCCTGGTTGGAAATCAAACACCGCACCTTCTGCCCGGGATGAACCGCGCGTAGGTAGCGAATCTCCCGGTGTCCGTTGATGTAAGCGGTGGCGTACATCTTGATGTACTGACCCTCATCGCTCGGCATCCAGCAAATGCGTACCGAGTTGCGCTTGTGGTAAGGCCAACCGGACACGCCCCAGAGTTTGTTGATGCCATAGCCTTCCATGCCGGTACTCTTGTAAAGGCACGACTCCGTGAACTCATAGTCTCTCCTCCAAATAGTTCCGATGGTGGGGAGCATTAGGTCATTCTCGGCCCAGTTCTTTCCTTCTTTGATGATGATTCTTTTCATGGCTTTATGGTTTGGAAAAGTTGATATTTACCGCATTTATCGGTTATGTCTTTTAACTGCGGGCCGAAGCCGTTTGACCTTGATAACACATACTCGCACTTATCCCCCTTCTCCCGAACCTCAATGACCTTCCAGGGACGCTCGTTGGAGCAGGAGGAAAATGTCATCAGCAATCCAATGGCAAGCAAGCCGCCCGTCTGCTTTACCTTTTCAAGGTACACTACGGCATCCATCAGCTCTTCTTGAAGGTGCTGAATCCATTGTATCGGAGTTAAGTCATTGCGGTCCATGGTCGTGCCATACTTGGCTTTACCCATGGCCGCCCGGTCGTGGAACTGCTGTACCACGCTCTCAACAATCGAGTCGCTTTTAGGTGTGTCTTTCATTCTGTTTGTTGTACCGGTTACACTTTGTAACCATTTATAGTGCTAATCCTTCACGAACATACCATCCACCATCTTACCGGTGCGATTTTTAATGACATTGTAGGCCGACTCCAAGCAGTCCTGCAAGTCCATGCCTTGCATCTTGCATTGGATAATCAGCGTTACCATAATGTCGCCAATGGCGTCCTTGATTTCCTCCGGGTTTTCGTCCAGGATAGCATGGCATAGCTCATCGACCTCCTCTTCGGTCTTCATGGCCTGCGTGAGGGGTGTAGCCTTTGAGAGAATGCCTTTCTCTTCGGCCCATTGTTCTACGAGTTGGATTGTTTGTTTCATTGGCCTAAGCATCCGCAATTCTGGCCACAAGAATCCATGAAGCATCCGTTGCCGTCGTTGCCGGTACATTTTATTTTTTCCTGCTCAATATGTTTAGGCGGTAAGCCCGTTATTTCTGAAATAATTCTCGCCCCATTACAGGTTGGGCAAGAGCTAAAAAAGGCATCAGGCGTACCACTGCCAGTACCCTTGCAAATTGGACATTTTTGCCACATAATTTATGGGTTAAGTTTAGGGGTTTAAAGGTCTATGCAAGTGTATAGTTATCCTCAAAGAACTTCTTTGAAACAAGCCATTGGTCCGAATGATTCTCTGGATTACGAGCAATCATGTCGCCATCCTTTGGGCTACCATTCTCCCTATCTTCTTTTGATATTGAAACGGAATCACTCAAAGCCTCCCCTACGATGTAAGGTCGCATTTCGCCTAATTGTTTTTTTCGGTATAGTTTAAAGTCGCTCATTGTATTTGGGTTTAGAAGAGTAAAATTATGCACAAAGTATTACTTTTCACTACTTTACGCAAAAATATACCCTATTGGGTACGGCAAAGTGAAAAGAACGCTAAAAACGCACTTTCGGTTCCCGATAGGGTATAATTATGTGTAAATAGACAGAATCCTCTCTCCCGGCTCAAGGTTCATCATGGCCGATTGCTCTGTGTTATACATACCCCTCGCAGATACTCCGTCAAAAATGGTGAAGTACGACAACTTGAGTTGTGCCTCCTTCTTCTTCATCGCCTTATCTATGTCAGACTCAATCATTGACATCAACTTGGCAACGCGCTTGTCATAAGAGGATATCCCCTCAATGGTCTGTAGGCTATACATGACCGTGGTGTGGTTCCTCGCATCAAAATGACGCAGTATCTCCTTGTAGCTCATGTGCATGAACTTGCGAAGCATATACATCATTATCTGACGGGCCTCAACGCTCTTGCGAGTGCCAGACCTTCGGCGCAAATCATTCAATGAAACGCCGCAAATTTCAGAGACGATTTCTCGAATCATCTCAATCGTTCTTGTAGATCTCTGTTCTAATTCCATGTTTATTAAGTTCTTCTATTCTGTATTTCTGTAATTCGGAAAGCCGTCCGATCGGGGTTTTTATTTCGCTGAACAACACATCTGAGTTTGGAGGAATCGCAATGAGGTCGGGTATCCCATTCTTGTTGGTCTTAATCAACTTAATGACATAATACCCCTCCGCTTCCAACTGCTTTATCCTTTTCGCTTGAATCTGTTGTTCCCTCATAAAAAGTCTCGTCTAAAGTGGTAAATGGTGTAATCCAACTTCTTAGTGACCATCTTGTATATCCGGACCTCTATGCCGCCATCGGAAAAAAGCCAGACAACATTGTTCTCAAGCCTATCCATCGTGGTCATCCGGTCTCTTGATTGCCAATAAGATGTCGCACTGAAATCGATGTTGAAATATACAAGCAAATCGGCCTCCTTTAAAGAAATCCCCTCTCTGCCCGATATTATTTGCAGTGCTATGTGCTTGTCGGTCGAGTTGAACTCCTCCAAGTTATCGGTCAAGGTGTACTCAAGTACACTCTTCAGCAACTCATACTCGGCTTTGAACTTGTAAAATATGCCAAGTTTCATGCCCGAAAAGTGAGTTCTGATGTAATGCGCCTTTGCGTAATCAAAACATAGGTGCTTCCCGCTCTCAAAAATTACCGTTCCAGAATAAATCTGGTGGAGTTTGTTCATCAACTTGACCTCTGTGTCTGCCAAAATAACTTCATCACCAACCCTCACAACCTTGTCCTTCTTCAGTTGCTTGGCGAGTTCGTGGGTGGCAGGACTCATTTCAACAGACTCTATCCTCTCATTTATGGTCGTCAAAAAACCGGCCTCTTGCTGAGTGAACGATATTGTGTATGGCTCCATCGCTTTCAGAATGCTCTTGTGCCCATCGCTATAGTCCTTGACATCATAGCCATTTATCTTCTTGGTCTTTAATGTCACATAGTCCCTTGCGAACAGGTAAAAGTTACGATACCCAATGAACGGATTTCCAGGGATGCCGTACATCTGATGATAAATCTGAGAGTAAGATTCGGGAGTTGGAGTTCCCGATAGCAGAACAACGCGTAATGGCTTATTAGCGTAAATCAGCTTCGCAATGTCAGAAGCCCTCCTGCTTGGCTTGGGAAACGCACCAAGGCAATGGGCTTCGTCCAATACCAAGAAATCCCACTTGCACTTGGGTAGTTTGTGGGCAGACTCGTAATTGGTCACCGTCACACTTAATGCCGTTCCGTAATTCTTTATGTCGGCTTGTATACCTGCAACTGCTTTTTTCTTCGTGAGGAACAATACTTGCCCTTGCCGTAATACTTTCTCACAACACGCAATGCTTGTAAGAGTCTTGCCCGTTCTGACCTGCATGGCCAAGTAAAGAAATCCGTGGCGACTCAATATCCTTGAGCCCCTATCAGATATGTCTATCTGATAATCTCTCAGCGTGATCACGCGCTAAAAGAGAAAAAGACAAAATGATCCGATCCGATCAGAAAAGTGCTTCCAGTATACCAGTTCAATGTATGTTGAATAGTGTACCCGTAACGAGTCTCAATAAAGTCACTCGTCACAACATATGCATAATTCATTTTACGGGAATGCAGTATGAGATAATAAACTCCGATGCCTGAATGGACGCTTCAGGTTCAGGCAGTTCTCTCCTGAACGCTTCCTGAACATACATCCTGAATCGGTCAAATTGTTGCTCATCCATATGATACAACTCACGCCAATTCTCTACATCAACGATGTTCTCGCTTGAGACATCATTGTAACCGGCAATGACAAACATGGTGTCAATGCAATCAAGCCTTAGTTTTGCTTCTTGTTCTGTCATTTTTAATTACATTATCAATTAGAATACCACAGTACGGACAGTACGGGCCTGTCTTAATGTCAATCATCGCTTTGGTCGCCTCATGTTGGACGAGACCATGAACTTTACAAGTGCCTACATACTTCATTGTGTAAAGATAAATTAAAATGGTGAATTTTCTTCTTCTTCCTTACCAAAAATTATCCATCTTCCGCTCATGTCTCTGCCTTCTTCGGGCTGACAATTATACTTGAACTGAGAGTAAGATGAAAGCCATCTGTAGAACCTTGTTCTGCTTATCGTGAACTTTGACTTCGGAGCATAATCGGGGTTCTCTCTGATGAAATCGTCATACAAACTATTCTTGTACAGCCTTCTTCCCTCGGCCAAAACTTCATTCGGCTGTTGACCTGGAAGCACTGCACACCACTCCATAAACTCATGCGATGTTTCTGCGGAGAATTGACGAACCCTCAAGTTGACAAAAGAACTCTTGGTCAAGCCCGTTGCAAGGTATGACGATAGGTTTTGTAACATATAATTGTCAAACGCCAACCACTCGGCATCATCCCAATCGCTGAACATGAGCCTGCCAAATTCGTCAAGTGGCGTAAACTCCTTTGTGTAATACTGATGTAATTCTAACTCCCACTTCCTTCTCGCAAAGGAATTGCCTGCACCCTTGATGGCATAATTTGTAGTAATCGCAATCTTGGGCGAATTTGCAAACGGAATCTTGATAGCATCCTTGTTCTTCTTCTCTATGGTCAAGCCTTCGGTTACCGCACTAAACAACCTCTCAAAGTCAAAGTGCTTGCGAACATCATCAAAGCATATCACTTGGGTCTCAGCACTCACAAGTTGATAGGCGAATGACCTCTCAAAGGTGAACGACTTACCGTCAATCATAATGACCTTCTTCATCTTGGCGAGTCCGTTCATAAGCAATCCCTTACCCGTTCCTCCCTCCGGGTTATCCGTAATGACTTCATCATTCAGAATGACCGCAGGACAGAAACTCAAATGCTTGTACCCATGCAACAAGAACCCGATGGTGGACTGCATTGACTTAATCCTTGACTCTTCCTTGTTGCAGATGTTCTCAACGAACCTCTTGAAATCGCAAGTGGTTACCTCAATTTGCCTAAAGTCCCTATCAATAATATGCTCCTTCCAAACATACCCATTCAAGTCAAAGTAGTCTATGCATAATATCTCGTACTCCGAAACTCGTACTGCACAATTTCTGTAATACAAATACGCGTGTTCCTTCGTGTCTTCCATGACATAGACATCAATCGTTGTCAAGAAGGACAGAAATGTGTCCGTGAAATACTTCGTGTTCTCCACGAAGAAATTGTAAACTTCAATATCGCCATACGAAAGCAGATGGTTCAGAGTGAAATCCTTAATCTTCTGCTCGGATGCGTTCTCAATCAAGTTGTTCGTAATGCGAACAAAGATGTAATGCTGACTGCCGTGAGGGAAATACTTGTAAAACCCATTGTCTTCCAAAAATTTTTTGAACCCAATGTGAAACATCTTAATGCTCCCCTTCTCTGTTTTCTTCCAAAATATGTCCTCGTCTTGAGCGATGTCTTGGATGATGGATTCAACTGCTTCGGGGTCAACTCCCTCTTTATCTAATTGACCCCGTATTGCTTTTTTTGGTACACCGGCCTTAATCTGATTCTTAATGCTCTCCACCTTCTCTCTGTCCTCGTAATACTTCGTGCCAAAGTTTTGTGTGTTGGAATAGGCACTATCCACAAGGCGTATAATTTCCATTTGCTTGAAATCGCTTGACATATAACTCAAGCATATGTTCAATGCAGATGATTTGTCAATACCGAAATCGTTAAGTGCCATCGCCAAGATGTACAAGTTGTGATTCCTTGAGCCATTGACCATCGGATATTTCTTACTCCACCATGTGAGCAGAATTTTCGTAATCTTATCTTCGTCAGTTATCGGGATGGTTTTGGTGACTTCGGTAATCGTATGCTGAACCGACTCCTCTTCCTCAATTTTATCCCAAACGATAGAGTCCTCATTCACATACGCAGATGGGTCATAGGACTCGTAGCAGACACGGGAAATGTTCCCCGTGGCTTTATCAAAATGTGGGTTATCGTAATACTTCATCAATGTCTGAAAATAACCCTTGTGGCTATCTATTGATGGCGGAACTTTAACGATAACCTTGATGCCATCGCCCGATGGGGATATGAAAGCACAATAGGTGTACTCGGATTGAGTTAGCACCTTCAAGTCTTTGCTTAATGCACTTTTGCTTTGATACCCGTCAAAGTCCAAACAAATGTACCCAGAGTGTTGAATGACCGAATGGTCATTCCTCTTGGTAAAAACACCGCTAAAACAAATAGCAGGTAAGTCTTTCTTCAAAATTCTTCTCTTCTCCTTGTCGCTCTCTGCCCTTATCTTATCAACAAGTTCCTTTGACGCACCACTCTTAATCCTATCAATGACGAAATCAATAGGCTTATGGAATGGTGTTGTTGTTTCCTTTATGTTCTTGAATATCGTTATCATTTTTTTTGAAGATTAAAAAAGGGGAGGTTTCCCTCCCCTCAAACATAAGCCATGAGTGATATTAGTAAGGGGCAGACCCCTCGTCTTTTTTCGGTTTGAATGTGCTTAATTCAATATAAGTCTTGCCATTCTTGGCTTCCTTAATTTCCAAATTAACCCATCCATTGTCTTGGTGTTTATCCAAGAACGCTTTGGCATCTTCAACTTTTACTGATAGTTTCCCAATCACGAATTGGGGGGCTTTGTCACTCGGATATTTGAATGAAAAGCCGTCTGCGAAAATTTTTTCTGTGTCTGACATAGTTTTTAGGTTTTAGAGAGTTTGATATATGGTGATTTGGCTTATGTTCTTTTTCTTCGTTGGTGATAGGTAAGTGTTGTAGACTTCAAGGGCCATCTCCACCTTTTCCCTGCCCCTTGCTACAAACTCATCGGATGCAGTAAACACCCCTATCATCTTGGTCTCCTTGTCAATGACAATGAACTTCATCGGCTTGCCGAATAGTTCGCCATAGATGTAGGCTTGGCTATCGTAGTTGTAACGATAAGCACTATATCTAAAGTCGGACAATGACGATGTGGTCTTGATGTCATACAAGAAATCAGAGGCAACAATGTCTGCCTTACCCTTGAATGATTGACCCATAATCGTGCCAATCGCAGGTTGCTCAAACTTGTTCCCTTTATCGTAGATGGTTGAAGACACCTCAAAGTTCTGCTTCAGAGCAGAGGCAACCTCCAACATAGCATCCGCCTCGTCCTGCAACAAGAGAATCTGCTTACCGCTATCTGCAACCGCTTGCTTATAGATGTTGGTGTTTCGGCTTGATGCTTGGACGATTTGAAACGAAGATGCTTTGTCGGGCTCAAGCATGAGCGTGTGGAGGTATCTACCTTCCACCATCGCCTTGGTCTCCTCCTTTGGCTTACCAAAGTTCTTCGGGTCATTGATTAGCGTTCCAATGTCAGAATTGGATAACCAATTCGCACCGAACTCTCCATAGTAGTTGTCATCAACTTTCAGTTTTTCAATTATCGTACTCATCTTTTAGGGATTTAATTGCGTTAAGGGAAATGTCATATTTTTCGTTGAATGCTTCAAGCAAGTCAGCGAAGGGCATACTCTTTTTGTTTGCCTTGAGATAAGCGACTACCTTATCCCAATTTTTGTCACCGACATCAAGACCGACTCGCTCCTTGCTTGGTGTACTTGAGTACACCCTGCGACCCCTTGGTGTAGGCGTTGGTGCAGGCGTTTCGTCTTTGATATCTGTGTCCTCTCCAATCCACAACTGAATGCCAAGCCCATGCATGGCAATCGCCTTGGCGGTGCTACGCTGAATACTCTTGTTGACATCAGTTGAGGTAATCTTCTCAAGCGGAAGAGAGTTATTCCGAAAGTCCATCACGGGCAACATATCAATATGCTCTTGACCGCCAACGATGATTCCGACCTTCACATAAGCAGTCTTGCCATCCGTAAAGTAATTCAGCCCCGTGTGAGGAGACTCGTAGATGACCCTTTGGGCATCGGGGTACTCTTGCTTGAGCATATCCCAAGCGTTAGCCCAAGAGAGGTAGTCCATACCGCCCTTCTTCTCAACCTTGTCCTTGACACCGATTGAATTTAGTTTTTTGTAAGTTGACATAGTTTTGATTTAAGTAAATTGATTTTTTTAATTGTTCTTTTGCTCGGTTTAATTTGCTCTATTCGTTCTTCTATTAAATACCTGGCGACAATTCTTACACCCTCAATCCAACCTATGCGGTAGAAGATGGCGACAAATTCTTTTGGCATATCCGTGTAGTATTCGCAATCGGATATGTTGTAAGAGAATGTCAGTTCTCCCTTCGCATGGATGCACTTGATGTAAAACTTGTAAGCCCACGAAGATTCAGTTCCTCTGACATACAAAGTTTCGCAATCGGTTATTGCCTCACTCCATATTTCGTCAGTTGTATACAAGGTTCGGTGATTTTATCTACAACTGATTTGAAGAACTTGTCCTTCGCACACATTTGTCTGCAAGCGTTGACATTGTACCCAAATAAATTCGGGGGCATATCAAATCCTTTACGCTTGAAGAACTCGTAAATATAGATGGGTTCAATGAGACATTTGTGACAAATGTAGCAGAACGCTTGTCGCCCCCTTGTGATATGGCGTTTTTGCGTTTTGGTAAACAATGTATCAACTGACTCATACTTGAACTCTCTCTTTATTTCTTTCAACGCTAAATTAAATACATCATCTCTCATTTCGTTAGTGTTCGTTTATTTTAATGTGCCTATTAGTTTTGACTCGCCTCCCACTACAAAGTCTACACTTTGAGCAGGTGGACATATAGCCTGCCTCCTTGGACGCAGGACATTGAACCGCATCAACCTCTTGGCCTTCCTTCTTGACGATGAAAGCACGGAAGCCAAGTTGAAATGACTCTCTTGCCTCTTCATCGTTATGAGCGGATGCCATAAAGTATTCTGCATAAGGCTGACACCAAGGCTTACGCCATTGGTGAGTGTAGCCCGTGTGACACTTGCTGACCTCTACCATGTCCTTTACCAAATCAATGGGCATGAGACTCGGTTCTCCGTATGTGCCAAAGCGAACATATTTGCCCTTGCACATTTCAACTATCTTCCGCCTCTTCTCATCAGTCAACTCGGTGGTGTCCTTGATAGAGCGGAGCGAAGACAAGAAGCCGGAATACTGAAGGTACTTGTGCGTGTAGCAACCGCCCTCCCCCGCGTTGCGGGAGAAGGGGCAGTCCATACAATTAGCCTTGTCATGTCCGAAGAAATCAGATTGTGTTGTCTTGCCGTTGAGAACTAAATTCAGTTGGTCTAACGAATAGGTGTAGGTCTGAACTATTTGTTCCTTTGGCTCGGCAATCTTTTTGTTGGTAGTGAACGCAGAACTAACTACGAACAACCTGCTACCATCAGACCAACTTATTTTCATGTGACAAAGATAGTTCAAAATCCCTATCAAGTTTAGCCTCATGCACTTTTTTCGCAAGTGCAGTATCTACCCTCAAAGGCGATTTGATTTCACAAATGGTCGGGAACACCCGACACTTACGGACTTGGCCTACGATGTAGGCTCTCCATCTATTGAACTCGGCTACCCTATCCATTGGCTCTTGATGTCATAAGTTGTTGCAAAAGGGAACATTCTTGAATAAGTTCCTCCAAGGACGAATAGGTCTCACCATTTCCGTTCAACCTCAACCTCCACTCAAGACCCACTACTTCAGATGCAGACACCTCCTCGCCATCGGGCAACTTGATTGGGTTCTTTATCTGCTTGAGCGAGACTTTCAGAGGTATTGGGTCTATGCGTTTGCCCTTCACGGCAATGAACACATCTGCGAGTCCATGATAATGGATGGACGCAGGATTGTCCTTCAAGGTCTGAATCAAGTCCATAGGAGTGTTCCATCTTTGTGAGGCAAAGCCCATTGACCCTTCAATCAAAGTAAAGCGAGAGCCAAACTCTTCGTGGAAATTGGCGAAATCCCGTTTGATTGACTCTTGCAGAGACGGGGCGATTGCGAGGTTTTTCGTAACAACGGACTTCACATACTCGTCCTTCAACGATAAAGACTCGTTGATTTTTGCCATGTTGAAACGCTCGTACCTTTTGGTTGAGGTGGAGTCATTGATGTTTTCAAAGTTCCTCGTAAGGTCATTGATGATTTGTTGTTGTGATTGTGTTAACATTTTTTGGTTTTTAAAAAGTGAAAGAAAAGGGTGTACTTGAGTACACCCGAAATTAAGATTCTGCAAGCAATAAGGTTCGGTACTCGTCTGCCGTCAAGTGCCGGTGGTGTTTGAGCCTTTCATATCCGCCCTTCGGCTTGACAAGGATGCAGTCTCCTTGACGGAGGATGTGGCTAATATAACCCTCGGCAATATCGGTGGTGATTGTCCAAGCCACGCAGTCAATAGCATTAACCACCTTCGGGGCTTCTCTTTGCTGACTTGCCCATGAACTCCAAGTATCTTTTTGTTTCGTCATATACACCGAATAAATATCAACCCATAGCAAATACTCTCGGTCGGTAGAGGTGTCCTTGCAGGTGATGTAGTAGAACTTCTCGCCTTTATTGATAGGCGACCTCCAATCGTTGTCAATGTCTCTAAACAAGTCCTCGCCATTTAACTCGTACAAGCGGTAGGTATCGTCAAACTTATGCTCAACAAGTTCACCGCTTTCGGTCACCCACATGGTGGTCTTGGCAATAGACTCTTCGTTGATAAGACGAACATTCAGTTGCTCTTTCATCCGCTCAAGCCCAAGGCAATTTAGTGCAACCCTACGGGCCTCCACATTGTGGGTGTCTCGGACGATGTCTTGGAATGTGGGAGGCACGATGCTATCCCAAATGTCTTCAAGCCCTGCGAATGGCGTGTCGCCATATTTCAATTTAAGTAGACCACATCCGATGTTGTAGTCAAATTCTTGGTTTTGGATTATTATTTTCATAGTTCTCTATCTTGTGTGATAAAATATCTTGTTTGGAAATTGCACTCTAATTTGTCATTGCTTTCGTATTCAAACGATAAGCCTTCATCGTGTAACTCAATATCGTCTCCATACCCTTGCTCAATGTCAAAGTTATGGTTCAGTAGTTGGGTTCTGATAGCATCAATGAATACACTCAAAGCCTCTTCGTCCTTGTCGGTCAAAATGCAGTCGCCCTTGTAGTTGACCTCGCACTCGCCCCCATTGTACGGATTGCCACTCATTGAGTCAATCTTCGCAAGGATGGATTCTTTGACCCAATCATCCACCTTTACCTCTTCAGCATTCGTAGCGGTTTCTTCGTATTCCGACCTTGAGGACTTGTTAAAGTACAAAGTTTCGCCATCATCCTCCATTCCGATAAAGACATCGCCATGCTCACCAAGATAGTGCCCGTCACTGCACTCGTAAAAGGTCACTTGATTGTAGACCTCATTTGATAGTAGGTCTTCCAATTCCGTGTCATGTATACGCTCTCCGCCCTCATTGTATAGGGCCATTTCCGTATCATTCATGGAGTCGCCCCCTGCCGAAAAGGTGAACTTCGCCTCATCCACATTCAGTTTTTTCCATAGTTCTAAAATCTTATCCATTTTGTAGTTTTTGAATTAAGTTAGTTGCGTTAAGTTTTGATTCGTCATTGTCAATCTCCTTCACCCCGTTGCACATCCACGGCTGAACCTCAAGGTGCTTGAGATAGTCCTGCGGTGTAGGTACGAACTTCATGCGGAAATCTTCTGCTATGTGCAACATGGCAACATCTATCGTGTCCACCCTCTTGCCGTCAGCATTGGTCAAGTTGTACCCGAATACCTTGGGGATAATCGTGTACGCAAACCATGTGTTGTGAGTCAGAGCCCTTGATGAATTATTGTTCATCGTGGCCTTCGGTGAGTCAATCAGTTCATGGATGGGGAGGTAGTCTTCTACCTTACCTCCCCACCGCTTGACCGATGATTGCGAGTGAATGAGTGGGTTCGCCATGTCAATCCCAAACTCTTGTAATGGTGCGACTGAACGGGTTGTACTCCACTTGTTTTCCGGTGATGTACTGACCCTTCTCAACTCGGAGCGATTGATGTTCGGCAAACTTACCCGAAGGTGTCTCATGCCTCAAGACCGAATCCTCGGCAACATCAAGCGTGATAGTTTCGCCATCCTCTCGGTGAGAGAAATCTCCGTAGAGCGTGTGTTGGTTGACCCCCTCACCCTTGAGGATGGTCAGTTTATTCTTGGACTTTGTCATAAGGTAAGTAGTTAAAGTTTTCTTCTAAAATCGGGTCACTCGGTTCGCAGTTAAGTTCAATGGCAAGGAATTGTTTGGCATCGTCAACGCTCGGAAATTGCATGAGTTCATCGTTATCGTTCAGCAGAAACTCAAGCCCATTGATGCATATTCCCTCAATGTAGCGACCGATAACAAAAGAAGGGGGTGTACTTGAGTACACCCCTTCTTGAGAAGGATTAGTCATTGGTCTTACGCCTTACTTCAAGACCCTTAATCATGTCAGCCAAGAGGCTATCGCCATGTTGAGCCAAAAGCCTCTCCATGATTTTACGCTCGGCAATGACCACTCCCATGTGGAAGCCACTCATGTACACCTTACGCTCGTACTCGGTCAACCCTTCGGTCTCGCCAAGTTCATCGTGGTGTAACCCGTTGAGGTGCGTCTCAAACATATCTGAAACCTTGTCCTCCTTGTCCCAAGACTTGAAGGCTTGGGCTTTGCTTTCATACGCCCACTCATCGGTGAGGCCAAAAGCGACTGCAACTGAATCATTGTTTTCCATTTTTCTAATTTTTTATGGAGTGAAACAAATAAGATAGGGTTTGCGGATTTAAGCCTCCGCAAGGGGCTTGAAATAAATCTTCTTGGGCATATAGCCGAAGACGAATGAGGTGACCTTGCAGAGCCATAGCAATTTATTGTTATGGCGGTAAGTCGCACCGCCAATGAATGGCGTGTTGACAATCTTGGTCAGTACATCGCACCCGTCAAAAGGCTCGGTGTCAAGAGTGAGGGTGATTGTGGGTCGCCCTTCGGATAAGCGGTCAAGGAGCGTGTCTGCTCCTGCGACCATAGCAAGGTCGCCTTTTGCTCCTCGCCATTCGGGAAGGTCAATATACCATTGACCGCCCTCGTTGTTGAATGTGTATTGTGTCATGTGTTTTACGAAGATATTGCAATAATTGTGCCAAAGTGTTTTTATAGTTCAGAAATAATTAAATCGGACAAATAGTCATACTCGGCATCTGACAAAATGTCCTCATCGTCAAAGTGTACAACCTTGTGCGTAGTGCATGAGCCATCGTGCATTTCCGTAACAATATATGCACCCGTTACAAGTCGCCCGTCCTCCATGCGTAGGGAAAAAACGCCATCAGTCCTTGTGGACTCATGCTTCATGTTTAGGTCAGTTATCATAGGTTGTAGTCTTGAAATAGTGTATCGTCCTTGATAACTTTCTGCGACCATGCACTACTCCAATAGGATGGGCTGATGGAGGCAAGGATGTAGTCATCAAGGATGGTCGGGTCAACCTCGGTGTAGAGGTAGAAGGTGTCCTCGCATTGCTCAAGTGCTGATAGTGGATTATCCATCGGGCAATCCTCAATAGACATTGCGTAGTATGTTATGGTGTGACCATTGCCATCGGGTTTGCAGATGGCAACCTCGCCCATGTCCGTGACGAAAATAGATGTGTTATCGGGTTTGGTTATCTTTCGGTATTTCATGTTTGGTGTGTTTTCTTCTCTTCAATTAAACGCTCTACTTGTTTCATTGGGGCAGTAAGAATTAGTTGACGCAACATTTGTCCATCCATCCCAATGGCCCTTAGTATATGCTCCATTGTTTCTCCATCTACATCTTGTAGCATTTCAATGGCCTCATTTTCATTGTAGGCTTTGGCTTGGTAGTCATCTTCGCAGGGCTTGGGTCGGTTGTCTATGATTTTTCCATCCGAATCCTCCCAATAGATTTCATTACCTTGAGAATCCCATTCACGCCTTACCCAACCTCCCAATGAGTTCTCAATGTAGATTATGTTATGGTTCTTGTCTTTGATTATCAAATATTTATTGGTCTCAAAGTTCCAATTAATTTGTTGTGCGATTGTCATAGCAGTTGGTTTAGTTTGTGTTCAAATTCTTGGGTCATGCCCTCAACATCGTACTCGGTTGTGCCATCCTCGTCCGTGCAGAAGGCGATGTCAACAACGATTGTGCTTGGTGGTGTACTTGAGTACACCTTGTCCATGAAGGCATGGATGCAGTCAAGTTCGCTCACGCTTAACTTGTTAAATTCGGAGGACAAGAAGTCTTGGTAGAGACTATGGGCTCTTTGCCATGTCTCGTCAAGGTCAGCATAACGCTCTTGCTGAAGGATGCGTGATGCCACGCAGAAAACGGGATAGTAGTGGTTCATTTTTCAAAACGGATTTTAGGAATTGGAAGTGAAGGATTGAATGCAACGGAGCGACCCCCCTTGGTGTAGCCAAGGACAACGCCTATCCCCTTGATGATGGTGTCGCCAATCATAAAGGATTTGGAGTCTTGGACATAGAGACCCTCGTCATCTACCCACAAGTCATGTCGGTCGGTTAACACAACTCGGTCAACATACTGACATCCGATGGTCTTGTAGAGCGATTGAAGGATGTTGTCTTTGCCTCCATCTATCTCGGTGATGGTGGCGGTCTTTTCGTTTGGATTAATTACAAGTGCTTTCATAGTTATAGTTTTAAGAAAGGGAGAGGTGTACTTGAGTACACCCCTCCCGTGGTAACCCCTTACCACATTTGTGAGTATTTGGTGTCTGATTGAATGGATTGAATGATTTTGGCAATCGTCTCCTTGGTGAACTCTGCCGTTGACTCTTCCTTGTGGAAGCATGGCAAGTCACCCGCAGGAAGTTCAATGACTATCTCCTCTTTGTCTACCCCGACAAATCGGAGGAGGGCTTCGTCCGAACAAACTCTGTGCCTATCCTTGCCCGTTTGCGAGCAACCATAAGAAGCGGAGAACGATGCTTCCTTGAGGTATTCGCCCAAGCCCTCAAGCCATGCGAATCCGATACGCCTAAAGAAGGACGGGTGGGTGACCGCACCAAGGCGTGGGATGTCTAAAGGCTCGCAGTAGTCTTTGAGCCCGAAGATGTTCATGCCCTTGTCCTTGTAAACCCATGTGTTAGCGAAGTAACCGCTTATCTTGAGGTCGCAGGAGTCAGCCAAGAACTCGCAGATGCTTGCCACCATGCCACCATGGTTGATGAAGGCATTGGCGGAGTGCCCTGCCGTGCAGTTGGATGCGAAGAGCAGATGTACCTTGGGCATCTTGTCGGTGTTGACCCTACGCCAATAGCATTTTTCCTCGCCTGCAATGAATGAGGCCATGTCAAGGTCATCGCCCTCCTCCGCAAGGATGTAGCCCTTGCGTGGTGCGGTCAGCGTGTCCACAATGTAGTCACGGGCTCGGATGATTTCCTTGGCATTGTAGCCGTCATAACATCGGTCAACCATCTCTTTGAAATTCTTGGCATCACCATAGAATCTCTCGTCCTTATCCTTGCTATGGATGGACTCCGTGCCCATAGCCTTGGCTAATTGCACGAACTCATCAAAACCGCACTCGGTAAAGGTCAAGTCACCCTCTTGTTCCCACCTCATAGGTCAACCCCCTCCGTGAGTCTTTTTACAACATCGGATGCGAGTCCGTTAAGGATGGAATACTCAAGGGCTTTCTTGATGGAATGCCGACCCGTAGCCACCAACTTGGTGGTGTGGATGGTTTGGCGTGGGCTGATGAGCAGATGGTCATAGCCCAACTCCTTGGCCTTGGCACGAATCTTCTGCACCGCACGGATGCCCTGCTCAACCTCGGCAATGGCCCGATACCTATTGGGCTCGGTCTCTGAGAAACGCTTGTCAATGTACGGCAGGGCTTGTGCCATCGCCACCTTGACCTCCAAAGCCGTGTCAATGTTCCAAATAATCCGGCTGAATCGGGTCAATGAAGAGCCGTCCTGCCGTTGTGCGGATGCATACGCCTTGGATGACCCGTGGCCCGTGGTGTTCTGACAAGCGACCACACGAAAGTCGGGGTGCTTGTCCACAAGTACGCCATCCGCAAAGGTGAACCGACTGCCCTCAAGCAGGCCGTTGAGCATGATGGTGACATCCGAATTGCCTCGGTCATACTCGTCAAGGATGACAAGACCGCCCTTGGTATAGGCATCGTACAAGGGCGTGGCCTTGTAATTGCCGTGCGGGTCTCGGTAGCCGACAAGAGAGGAGGTGGACATCATGCCGTTGAACGGCTGAAAGTAAGGAGTGAGCCCAAGTGCCTCGGCACATTGGAACGCACCGAAGGTCTTACCCGACCCTGCCTCACCGATGAGGGCGACATTGAGCCCCAAGTTGATTTGGTAGCACAACTCCTCAAAGTTCTCATGGGCATGGTCAAACTCTGCCGTTGCACCCGTGGGTGATATTAAACGGGTGACACGGGCACGGGGCAACTTATCAAGAGCCTTGGCGGTAGCCTCGCTGACATCTTGCTTGATGATTTGGGCAAGGCGTGGGTCGGCAAGGATGGAGGCCATAAGTGACTCGGTGTCTATGGCAGGTGTACTTGAGTACACCTCTGCCTCGCCCGATTCAAGGGTCTCACGCATGGCTTGAGCAACTGCGTCTGCCAACTGCGTCTGCACTTGGGCTTGGGCTTTGGAGGTCGCTCTTTGTAGCAGAGCCTCCCATTGGGGATTCTTGGACATAATGGTTTAGGGGTTTAAGGGTGAATAGGAATAGATTGGTGCTTGAGCCTCAATAAGGTCATCGGGGTTGGAGGTGAAGCCGTAGCGGTAGCCTCCGCCAATGTCCACGCACCACACTCCATTGCGGAGGTAGGCATCAGACTCGGCAAAGTATTGATACTCGCCATCACGGGCTCGCATGAACATCATGCCTTTCTTAATCTCGGATACTTTAATCATGGTGTAGGGGTTTAGGTTGTTTACAAAGGTAGTGCAAAGATTGTGCCAAAGTCAAAATCGGACACATTGTCATGACATAATGTCAAAACGGCAGATGGTGTACGCCATGACGCTCAAGATGTGGATGAGCCACATGGCCTTGATGTCAGATAATGCCCCTTGGTAGGGCTCTTCGTCATAGGACAAGCCGTGGTATAGCCCAAGGATGAAGGTTGAGAAAAACAGCATAAGGTTTGCAAGCGAAGGCTCTTTGATGTATAGGGCAAAGAACGATGGGAGGATTGCGATGATTTTGTGTAGCATGATGGTAGTGAATTTAAGGGTGGAGAGGTTTAAGGGAGGAGAGGTGTACTCAAGTACACCTCCCCCGTGGGTTAGATTTTACGCTTGTCTACTTTAGGGGCGGACAAGATTCGGATGATGGCCCTTGATAGGGCAAGCGTTCCAAGGAACACCGATAGAACAATGAGAGTTTCCATGTGGTTTGATGGGGTTTAAGAGTGGGAGGTGTACTCAAGTACACCTCCCGTGGTGGATTAAAGGCAGGGCGTTCCTGCGGAGAAAAGGTGGATGCACTCGCCTTGGGCATTGTACACGCCTACTGCGGTGTATTCAAGGTGGGCCGTGTATGAGGTGGCTTGGGCTTGAATCCTCGCCTCGGTCTCGGTTAGCGAGGTGGCGAGGAGGTGGTGGTGGTTGGGGGTTTGGGTTGCGATGATGGTAAACATGGGTGATAGGGGTTTGGTTGGTGGTCGGGACGGAAGCCCCCCGACCTTGGGCTTGGAGCGGTGGAGGGAGGCGAATCCCTCGGTGTACTCAAGTACACCTCACGCCATGACACCGCTGAGGATTAAAGGGAGACCCTGCTGAAGCCCTCGGATGGGGCAGGGGTCTCGGCAGGCTCACCGATGGCATCCACCAACGCCTGCCACACGGCAAGGGCACGCAGGAGTTCGGCCTTGGTGTTTGAGGTCTGAAGGTTGCCCTCGGCATCAATTCGGGCCGACACGCCACGGGTGGCATCGGGGTCAACATCGCCAAGTCTGAAGGACAAGGTGCTGACGGCCTTGGGCTTGGCGGGGGCGGGGGCAGGGGCAACATCGCCCTCGGCCTCGGCCTCTTCAAGAAGGGTCTCAATCTGCTCCTCGGTGAGCCCTTTGGCATAGTCCACGAAGGCACGGAGCGAGAGGGTGGCATTGCCCTTGGCAACCTCCCTGCGGAACAGCATCACGGCCACGCTCTCTTTGCCGTCAGCGTCAAACCCAAGGCGGCCTGCATTCTTGAGGACGCTCACCCACTTGGACGATACCTCAGACTCGGTGACAAGCCCAACGGCCACAAGGTGGGCGTTCTCGGAGGGTAATTTGGTGGATGCGGTATGGCCCTCAATCTGAGTCCATACGGCCTTGAATCCATTGGAGTTGATGGCATCAACATTGGCACGGACAAGCCCTGCCCTACGGAGGGCGAGCCCGAAGCCGTCAACGGAGTGCTTTGCGTCAGCGGTGTTGAGGGCCTCAATTTGCTTGACCTTGAAGAGGTCAGCCATGGCGGTGAAATAGTTGGTGGCGGTTGGGGTGGTAGTCATGGGTGAAAGGGGTTTAGGTTGTGGGGCGGAATTGCCCCGTACCCCTCTCATTGCAAACATCGTGCCAAAGATGATTCAAAGGCTTTTGGCAGTCATTTCGGACATGGTGGCAGGGTTAACTGACAAGGTTAACATGACAAGGTGGCAGGGGGCAGGGGCTATCGGCCCTCCCGTGCCGTTTGGGGCGTTTTGTTGGTGTACTTGAGTACACCTTGTTTGTCTTGTGTTACACTTTCTCTCTCTCACAGCGTCACTCACTCTCTCTCTTTGGTGGCAGGGGACACGGCAGGGGGGACGGCATGACGGGGACGGGGACGGGCCGACATCGGGACGGCATGGGGGGTGCAGGGGGCATGACGGAAACGGCAGAAATTTTGGCAGGGGGCAGGGTAGTCTGACCCCCCCCCACCGACCGAGGGGGGTACTTTCGCAATCGGGGGTCGGTCGCAAATCGGCCGGAGAA